AAAATATATTAAAGATAATTATTTAATATATTTTATAATGACAGATAAGTATAATTTAGAAAAAGCAATATTAAATGATGTAATTAGAATTTGGAATGAAAATATGATGGATAGATGCGATAAATCTGAATGTAATTGCAAAGATAATCTTTTATTAATAAGATGTATATTATCAAATGATTCATCAATTAACAACTTAAATATTGAATACAAAAATAAAAAAATAAAAGAAATGTTTTTAACAATAATGGCCAATGAAAAAAGAATTATGCCTTGTGGACATCAATGGTATTCATATAATTGTCAGGAATATCTTAAAAATATAAAAGAAATAGTTCTTTATTTTCTTTAAGTAGTTTTCATATATTATTTAAAGAAGAACTTAAAGAAAATCGTTTATAATTTGTAAAATAATTGGATCCGTTTGAATAGAAGGACTAGTATTTTGGTTATATATTATTTTAATATTTTCAAAAATTGGTTTTAATTCTCTTAATGCTTTTCTTCTTGTAAAAGACTCTTCCGGTTCAAATAAATCGAACATTTTTACATTATATCCGCAGCTTATAAATCGCGTTATTTTATCAAATAATTCTGAATTACTTTTAACAATCATTTCTTTATTATAATTTAAAATATTTTCCAACTTTTCTGGTTTTTCATCTTTTTTAAATATTAATTTTTCATATTTTGCGTTTACACCATTATTTAAAATATTACACGGGTCTTCAATATATGCTTGAACTAACATATATACCCAAAAATTACAACTATAACAATCAAAACAACGTATAAACGTCTCCAATTGTGGAATAACGGGAATTTGTTTGGTTCCAGGTATTCTACTCATTATTACGTCTATAAAACACGTTGTCATACTATTTATATTATCATAAATATAAACATATGTGCCTTCGTCTTCTGATAATAATATATCTTCCACAAAAAATATATTTATATCATTTGTTATCCGATGTATACAATATGCCATTCCATAATGGTGTAAAAATATAAACATATTATATATTTTTAGACGCTCATCGTAATAAATATAACAACTTTTAATATCCATTTTTAATTATATTTATGCGCCCATTTTCTTTAAATTGTTTTCGTATATTATTTAAAAAGGGACTTAAAGACGACACTGAAAAAATATTTATTTTTTAAATTTATTTATTTTACATCATTTTCAGTAAGGAACCAACTACACATATCACGTCGATGTTCGTCGGTCACAATTTAATTTCAAAAAGTATTTTATAAATTGAAAATGGACATTTTTAAAAATGTCCAAAAATGAAAAACTAAAAGATTTTCCCAATTAAAATGCGTTTGTGACTGACATCATCACAATTATTTTTTTTGTAAGATTTTTTGTGATGATAATTTTTCAAAATATTTATTTGCGTTTGAATGCCGGGTTTTATTTATTATCTATCTGTATAATATAAAATGAACGAATGTTTAGTAAAAAAACCCGAAAAACCCGAACCAAAATACATATGTACCCATTGTGATTTTAAATGCTCTCACAAAAATGATTGGAATAAACATATTAATAGACCAAAACATTTACGAAATATACAAGAACAAACGGAAAAGATTAAGAAAGAATATATTTGTAAATGTTTTAAACATTTTCAAACTGCAGCTGGGTTTTGTAAACATAAAAAAAAATGTAATTTTTTAAATGCAATCAAAAATAATTTAATTTCAACCGATATTTTAAATTTAGAATCAACTCCATCTCAGGAGGTAGATAAAGACAAAGATATTATCGCTTATTTAATGAATCAAAATAATATGATATTAGAATTATTAAAGTCAGGAACTAACAATGTTTATAATAATAATTATTATAACAATGAAAATAATAATAACAATAATAAAACATTTAATATGCAATTTTTCTTAAATGAAACTTGCAAAAATGCAATGAACATAAGTGATTTTGTTAATTCAATTGAACCTACACTTGAAGACCTTGAAAATGTCGGTCGCGTTGGATATGTAAAAGGAATTAGTGATATTATCATTAATAATTTAAATAAAATAGAAGCAACTGATAGACCATTTCATTGTTCTGATTTAAAACGCGAAATATTATATGTTAAAAATGAAGACGTATGGTCTAAAGAAACGGAAGATAAACCAATTCTATTAAAAGCAATTAAAGACATAGCTTTTAAAAATATGCAAAATATTAGTCAATGGAAAGAAATGCATCCAGGATGCACTCAAGCAGATTCAAAGAAAAATGATTTATTCTTAAATATTGTATCTAATTCTATGTGCGGACTAACAAAAGAAGAATCTACTAAAAATTTTAGCAAAATTATTTCTAATTTATCTAAAAAGATTACTATAGCTGATTATAAATAATATATTATTTATAAAAATATATTATTTTATTGTTTTATTGTTTAGCATCTTATAATATAATTCATTACTATATATTTATTGCGAATACTAAATGACTGTCCTGAGCCAGTGTTATCCACCGTAATTGTATGACTATGAGTTCCAGCGCTATTTGTTGTTAATGTATGACTATGATCTCCAGCGCTATTTATTGTTAACGCAGCACTTACATAATTATTTATTTCACCATTAAAACTGCTATCAATTGAACCTGCTGTACCATTGCCATCATAATAATATAAACCCGGTTGGCCGAATCCTCCTACTGCATTACTACTATGAGTATGTGAACCATTAGTTGATGTTGACCCTGTATGATTATGTGATCCTGCATCTGCAGATGATGCAGTATGACTATGTGTTGGTAATTCATTTGTTGTTAATGTAACACTATCTTGACCACCTGCAGCACCAATAGTTGCATTTGTTGTACCTTTTCCTACAGGTATTCTATCTTGTAAATTTGGTAAATTAAATGTTGTAGTTCCGTCTCCTCCACCATATGTTGTACCAATTATGTTAAATAATTTACTATATGTTGTTCGAGATACTTCAGAACCATTACATAATAACCAACCAGATGGAGCTGAAGAACCAGCATAAACTAAAACACTACCTACTGGAGTATAACTAACAGAATTAATGTATATATCTTCTATAATATTAATCTTATTGACGCTCATTTCACCTACTGAAATCTTATCTTTAACTACTAAAGTTTGATTTTGAGTATACATACTTACTTTATCGGATATTATATAATATAAAAATATTATTTCTTAAATTTTAATAAACATTTACCAACTGGCTTTTCTTCTTCCTCTTCTAATTCTGATTCCGTATCTGACGCAATACTTCTTTCAGTTGAACTTCTACTATTATTTTTTTTTGAATTTATAAACGAATTTGATTTAGAATCAGAATCAATAGTTTTACAATCATCTATTATTTTAGGCTCATATTCTTTTATCCAATTTATTTCTAAATTCTGATAATTTCTATATTGCTTCATATCCGCTCTATTTATTCTATAATTTTGCGATTTATAGAATCTCTTTCGTTTTAACCATTGTCTTTTAAATGGTTCGTGGGTATCTACAATATCATATATAATTGGATCTTGACACCAATGTTTCGCTCTTAATACACGTCCAACAGTTTGAACCACATCCGTCTTCGGAGTTATTAAAAATTCAGCATTCATTGTCGGTATATCTAAACCCTCTGATGCCATCGAATATGTTGCCAATACTATTTGTTTTGTTTCTGATAATTTAAGTTCTGCTTCTTTCATTCCACCTACATAATAACCAACTGACGCTAAATTTTTACAAACGAATTTATTATAAATATATTCTAATATATTTAAATTATGTGCTAATACAATTGTTTGACATTTTTCTAACGGTTTAACGTGTGGATTAACTATGTAATTTTGTTCGTATTTTAATACTTTTTTACAATTAGGACATTTTGGTCTTTCAGTTGTAGTACGTTGTTGACCTGTCTTTAAAACAGTTGTTTTAACAATTGGTTTTATTTTGTCTAAACATAATAAACAATATTTAACGCAATCACAGCAAGTATTTTTCATTAAATAATTTGTATTTGTATTACATAATTCACAACAAGGATTTTTCTTATCCATATCTAATTTGTTAGTTAGATATGTATTATGATCCACATTTTCTTCACGAATAAAATCAGTTAATAAATTTATGATAAATTCTGTTCTCCTATTATAAGTACATAATTTACTAATCATTGAACTTATTTGTGGCTGACCTTTATAATCTAATATGACGTCATTATAATCTTCATCATTTACTGCATATGTGACTGCACGTATTTCTACGTTTATCTCATTTTTACGCACCGCTTTATGTACAACATCGCCTAAAAACATTTTAAATACATTTGTGGTGCCATCTTTTCGGTCCATTGTTGCTGATAATCCTAACATATACTTCGTCACAATCTTAAAAAGCGCATTAGAAAATGTTTCACTCGATATATGGTGTACTTCATCAATAATTGTTAAACCAAAGCTATCAAATGTGGAAGCAGGATAGTCTTTTAAAACCAAACTTTGTAACATACATAAGACGATATCTTTATCTTCAATATCAACAGTTTGACCTTGAATTTTTCCAATACGTGCTCCAGGAATAAATTGTTGAATGCGTTCAATCCATTGATTCATTAAAAATTCCTTATGAACAATTACGAGTGTTTTCTTTTTAATTTGACAACAAATATATAATGATGCGGATGTTTTACCCCAGGCACAATATAGCTCAAGTAATCCACCTTTAGAGCCATTTACATTAGTTAGATCAAGATGGTTTAAGAATTTATTAATAACTGGTTCTTGATAATCGCGTAATTTGCCGTTAAATTGTAAATCAACATTTGTACCGTTGGGAATCTTGGTTTCCTTAGCTGGACCAAATAATTCTTCGGCAAAATAACGTGGTAAATATATTTTTTTGTCGGATTCTCGGTAAGCGGGAAATGTTTTTTGAAGTTGAGATGGAGCACCGGGAACATAAGGTTTAACCATTAATTGCTCTTTGAGCCAAAGTTGAGTTTCAATAGGTAAATTATTTTTTAAAATAGTGTAACCTTTTTGACCCAAATATGTATAAATATTTTGAGGAATAATATGTTTTTGATTTGATTTTGTTAGTTGTGTTTTCATTATATAATATGAAAAAATATATTTATATCATTTTTATAATAGTATAAACTAACAAACTAAGTCAAAAATAAAATCTTGTGTTATTTTATATAAAATGAACTATTTTAGTGAGTTAATGGAAAAGAAAAATATGCCTGAAACTATTTTAACCATATTATTTGTATTATATTTAGCTTTAGGATTAAGAATGCCTTCAATATTTGCCAACATTTTTGACACTAGTATCGGTAAAGTTGCCGTTGTTATTGCCGCCTTAATGTTGTTCGCATATTCTAATCCTATTTTAGGCGTTTTAGGTTTGTTAGTTGCTTACCAAATTATAAGAAGTTCCTCAATTAGAACTGGTATGGCTGGTTTAGAAGCATATTATCCAACTGAAGAAAAGAAATGGACTCCTTTTAGTGCATCGAATCAATTTCCTTATACTTTAGAACAAGAAGTTGTTAAAAATATGACAACACAGAAATTTAATGCGAGTTATGTAAAATCACCTTATAGACCCGCGTTAGATGACACACACGATGCCGCTCCTTTAAGTAGTTTATAAATAATATATAATTTAATAATTTAACAATTTAAAGATACAAATATATAACTATTATATAAATATGTATAATTATATATCATCTTTTTTTTCAAAAAACCGTCCATCTCCATTTAATAAAGAATTTAGAAAAGGATACAAAAATGCGTGGATCGATAACATAAAAGATTATACTCCATAAACATATTTTCAAGTGTAAAAATAAAAAAATTGAACATAATTAATTCATATTATGCAATAATATAATACATAATATGAGTTCTAACGACAGTACCAATAACAACAGTACCAATAACAACAGTACCAATAACAACAGTACCAATAACAACAGTACCAATAACAACAGTACCAATAACAACGATAGTTCAACAGATAATTATAATAAAATGCGTGCAGATAATTTTAGACAAAATGGAATTTATTATGGTTATCCATCTTGTTGTATAGAAGAGTTTATAATGAATAATGTATATGAAAAGGGTTGTAGTCTAATTAGTGCAGCATATGGTGGATTTGTTCCGTGTCAAAAACACACGCAAATGATATTAAATAAAAAGATAAACATTAGAGATTTAATAGGAAAAAGAAGTAGTCAATATGAGTTTCCAATTGATACAGATGATGAGGAAAATGCGGAAGGTGACGAAGAATATTATTCAGAATAATAAAATTTATTTAATATTTTTTTTACCACTTTTACTTCTTTTAGCACGAGTTTTTCTTTTTTTGTTAGATTGTCTGCGTTTATAAGTTCTTTTACTTTTATTTTTGTTGGAACCACCCATTTCATCAAAATTCATTCTTCCACGTATTTGAAATCCAGCATCATCATCTTCATCATCTGAACCAAAATCTAAACGAGGTGCTTTAATAGGTGATTCCATATTATTAAATACTGATCTTGGTCTGCCTTTTTTACGTGCTTCTTCCATTTCTTTTCCCATTTGCTCCAATTGTCCTCTCTCCTTAATATATTGTACTCTATTATCAGGAGTTACTTTACCAACATATTCTAAATCAGTTGCGTCACATATCATTAATTCGTCGTGGAATATTCCCCCCATATTATCTGTTTTCATATCGTGAATTGCGTAACCATCATAACCTAAAGAACATATGTATTCTGATATTTGTCTATCTGGTTCAGAAACAGAATTACGTAAATTATTATGAAATCCATAATTATTTTCTAAAATACGTTTTATGTTAGTTGGTGCATCTTGATACAATGTTGTTTGTGTTTGTTTATCATCTAAAGCTATTAATCTATAGTCTCTCATTGTAACAAATTCAAATATGACGCCATATTCATTTTCATAACTTTCAATATACTCAGGGTTCATATTTTTTAATCCAAAAAAATACGGTCTATGTGGTCTTAAAGTAAGAACAGAACCACGACTTAATGTTTTATGTGCCTTCCAAACGGGATAGCCCATAGGAATAACATAATAATAAATTCCATTATCTTCTATTTTATTATTAAATATAGATGTATCCGCCATATATATATAATAATTATATTATTTTATTTTGTTAGTTTGTATTGATATTATTTCCGAATTTAATGTTTGAAAAAGGATTACCGCCTTTTTGTCCTCTAATTGAACCCATTATTATACTTAATAAATAAAACAATAATCCAAATACTATTAATCCAATTATTACCTGTAAAAATGTACTATTTTTAAAATCATTTAAAGAATACATTGTTGTAAAACCGTTATCAGTTACAACTAATTCTTCTTCATCTGATGCTCCAACTGGTTGACAATCAATATAGATGTCATCACCATTAACATTATTTCCTGCTCCTTTTTCGTTATAAAATAATTGAGCACCTTTTTTTATATCATATTGGTTTGATTTAATAATTTTTTGCATTTTTTGTAAAGTTTCTGTATTTATATCTAAAGTATTGATATTAGGACTAAAAACAATATAGTCAACAGATGTAGAGCAAGGTTGATATGGTTCTGATGCACTATATGAGAAAAATGGTTTCTTAGGTACTATATAATTTAAATTATAATTATCCGCATTAACTGAAGTAGATTCTCCATCCGCAGGAGCAGCAGAAGACATCGTATCTATAACTGTTCTAAATAGATTAGCACTAATACTGGAACTATTGGAACTTTTAATAGGAATACAAACTAACAAAGGTTTAGTTCCAGTAGCAGATTGATGAACTATTATAAGTTCGGCATCAGTTTTAACATTGGAAAAGGTGTGTAAAGAAGGATAATATAGACGTAATTCTTGAACGTTATATCCAGTTGAATTATATAATACAGGATTACTGGTTTGACTATCATAAGATAATGAAATATAATCGCCTCTATTAGTAGCATTACAAGAACTAGTAGTATATTGAAATTTATAGTCACATTTTAGGTCACATTTTCCGGCAACATTTGCTAAATCAATATTTATAGGTGCTGTAGCATTAGGACAACTCATCTATATAATAAATATATTAAATTATTATATAAATAACTATATTATAGTTAAATTGTCCAACCTACTTCTCTATTATAATCTAAATCGCGCGAATCAAAAATTTTGTCACCGTTGTTAGTTACAAAACTAGTTCTCCAGTAATTATTTGGTCCAATATTTTCTTTAAATAAATATATTGATTGTTTAGAATCGATGTATACAGTACAAGACAAATTTTGTTCCCAACCATTATCTTTTAAATCATCAATACGTGTAATTTTTAATTTATTATCGTTTATTTTAAGTTTAAAGCTATTTTGCAAAGATTTTAAGTTTAATTCAATGGAATATTGAATATCATCCGGAAAATAAGTTAAATCAATAATTTTTGTTTTAGAGTCATTTGGACCAATTTTAATATAAATTTTAACTTTATCTAAATTGATTTTTGTTTCTGGTTTAATTATGCCAAAATTAAAATTATATTTAATACAATTGTACATATCAAATGTTGGTCCATTTTCGATAAAATAAGGTTTATTTTGTAAAAATGATATTAAAAATGCTAAAATTAGAGGTGAACGTGGTTCTAAAACTCTCATAAAAGCTTGAAAAATAGATTTACCATCTATTGCTAAACAAGAATAAAATGTTATATTTTTATCTGATGCTATAGAATCTAGGTCCATATATGGTACTAAATCTATGTCAGAATATATTCCACCATTTATATATAATTTACATAATCTCCATAAATCGGCTTTAAACATACCAATTGGTATTATTTTAAATAATTCAGCAATTTCTGCATTAAAATTAGTTTTTAAAAAGGTAATGCAATCTTCATCTAAACTAAAGTCAATTTTGAAATTTGGATTTAATTCTGTCCAACGTTTAAATACAAAATCAGGGACAGATTTTTTATAGGTCATATAAATAGTATTATTCATATTTATAGTATTTTAGATAGAATTATATTTATATATAAATTTAAAAATAAATATAATTTTTAATAATCTATTATAAATGAAACTAACAAAATTTAGATTATTAAAACAAATTGGTAGTCAAGGAAAGCAAACGCGCAAAAAATTTAAAAAAGGAGTAAAAATGCTAAATCATTTTACAACAGCAAAAAATTTAAAACAATTTAATTTAAAAAATAAAACATTAAAGAATGTTTGCTCCACTTAGTTATCCACCATACTTCGTTATCCACCACACTTAGTTATCCACCACAAATTGGCTTCGTTATACCCGGTATTTCGTTATACATAAGGTAAATATTTTATCGTATCATTTTCATATGATGTTACTGCAAATGGTTCATTATATCCTTCAACAAATACTGTATCACCTGTATATATTTGATTTACACCTGTGTCACTTAATGCACTTCTACCTTGATAAGATATTGGTAACTTTACATTATTATGTTGATTAGAAATAGTATAATATTGCCATTTGTCACGATTTGTAAACAATGGACGTCCCATTAAAGGCAATATATTATCTTTTGCTTCTCCATTTAATGGACGCATTATTCCAATTTGTCTATAACTTGTATCAGGTGGGGTTGCACCAATGTTAGTTGATACATTAATAGGTACTAAATTAGTTAATCCAACTGCATAGCGTTCATCTTTTAATGGAGGTGCATATGAATCTCCTAAAACATCTCTTTGTAACCAAGAATTATATAAATTATTATAAGGATAATTAGGTAACCAACCAAAAAAACCAGATGGAGTTGGTTGTTGATTAATATTTATATCAATATTATCATTAATACTACCTTTGTTTTGTTTTAAATTAGAATAAATTAGAAAGCCAACTAACAAAATTATAATTACTAAAAAACTTATTGTTAAATTTTGCACACAAAATACTCCTGGAGGACATTTTTTTACCATTATTATAATATTTAAATATTATAATAATATTTAATTTTTATTTATTTTTTCCATATTTCAAAAAAATTATTATAACAAGGACCCCAACCACCGCTTTCTTTATAATCAACAAAAAAATTATGTTTTTTTAATGTTTCATCAACATAATTTTTTTTTGAAATATCCCAATAATCATTTTCCATAATAATTAATTTAATATTATTTAAAATTTCTGGCATATCCATTAAAATATAATAAAATGCTCCTTCACAATCTAATACTAATGTATCAAAATCAATACTATATTTTTCCATTAATTCTTTTAATGTTATTGTATTAACCCAATTATATCCTTCTTGTAAAATATCACTTGGTATTGTATCCCAACCTTTTTGAATTAATTTTCTATTTGATAATGCTGATTGTTCTATATGAAAATTTAAATTATTTAAATCTCTATTTTCTTTTAATTGATTGGCTATTTTTGGATCACATTCTAATGTAACTAAATTAGAACTATTTTTAAGTAAAGATGCAATAATTAATGAGTTTCTTCCTATATTTCCTCCGATTTCTAAAACTTTTTCATTTCCTTGTAAACTTCTAACTGCCATTTTTTGTTCGGGATACTCGTCAGCAAAACTTCCATATTGTATTTTTAATTTTGATTGCATAGTTTTAAGTTTTTTATCTAAATTTTCTATTAAACTTATATTTATATTTAAATTTAAAAGATCTATTTGTATAGTTACAGTATCATCATATTCAGTAATATCATTATTAATTAATATAAATATTTTTTTTAATATACCATAATATGGATCTGTAAAATATTTTGATCTATTTATATCACCATTTGGAATAGTAATTATATTATTATTTGTTAATTTTTCTAAACATATATTTGTAACATCAATAAAATTATTAATATTTTCTCCATAAAATATTTTCATTATATAATATATAATATTATATAATTATTCTTTAAACGTAATAAAATTAAATTATTTTTAAATGGCAATCTTATTGCAAAAGATATTTTTGAAATGCGATTACATTTTCGCAATATTATAAAATAAAAATATATTTATATTATATGAATGATGAAATTTTAACAAATACTTTAGAATCAAGTATAAATGTGTCAACAAATACTATTGTTTTAAGTATACTTAATAACATAAAAAATGAATATACTAATAAATTTAACGAAGTAGATCAAGTCATACAACGACAAGTAAATGCTATAATAAATAAAAGAACTAAACAAGATTTATTAACTAATGCAAAGAAACCTTTTTATAAAACACTAGAAAATATGACACAAGATAATGAAAAACTAAATTCACTTATTTCATTTAAAAATAAAATAATTCAAAATAATTATACTAACGCTTCTGAAGCAGTAAAAATTATTGATGATTGCATTGAACTTATACATAAAGTTGCTGAATCAAGAAATAATGTAGTAAAAAATTTTAATAATAAAATATTAAGTAATAAGTTATCTGATCTCGTATTACGAACATTACCACAAGATAATGATATACTTAGACAAAAAATAAAAACAGATTTAAATTTACCAGATACTGAAGTAAATGGTGAACCAGTTGAAAATGAAGAAGTAACTAAATATATGTCTGTTGTTGATTTTGAAAAAAATAAAGATGCTTTACAACAAAATTATAAACCAACAAATAGTGGTGGTAGAAAACGAAAAACTAAAAAAAATAAAAAGTCTTATAGAAAGAAAAATAAAAAATCATATAGAAAGAAAAATAAAAAATCATATAGAAAAGCATTTTAATATAATAAACAAGAAATATCATCATCATTTTGGTGATGATATGTCCTAATTAAATAGCCGCGCGGTAAAGAGAACCTGATTCCACCTATCTGTAAACCAAAATTAAATAAAATAAATAAATATAAATATTACTTAATATATTATAATATACGAATGATATCTGAATATGATTATTTATTTAAAATATTATTAATAGGCGATTCAGGTGTTGGTAAATCTTGTCTTTTATTGCGTTTTGCAGATGAAACCTATACTGAAAGCTTTTTATCAACTATTGGTGTTGATTTTAAAATAAAAACTATTGATTTAGATGGTAAAATAATTAAATTACAAATATGGGATACAGCTGGACAAGAAAGATTTAGAACAATAACATCAACTTATTATAGAGGAGCACATGGAATTATTGTTGTTTATGATATAACTAACTCAGATACATTTGTAAACGTAAAACAGTGGCTACACGAAATAGATAGATACGCGGCTGACAACGTGGATATTTTGTTAGTTGGAAATAAAAGTGATGCAACTACAAAAAGAGAAGTAACATTTGAGCAAGGCGCATCATTTGCAGAAGCAGCGGGTTTCAGTTTTATTGAAACATCTGCCAAAAATGCTGTAAATGTTAATGAAGCATTTTTAAAAATGGCTTCTCAAATTAAACGCAGAACAAAAAATAAAATAGCTAGCCAATCTGCAACAATTCGACCTTCACAAGGAATACCAATTAATAAAAATAGATTTGGTTGTTGTTAAAATCTATTTAGGAAATTTATTTAGGAAATTTATTTAGGAAATTTATTTAGGAAATTTATTTAGGAAATTTATTTAGGAAATTTATTTAGGAAATTTATTTAGGAAATTGAGGTAATTTAATATCTCCTAAATTACCGACCTGTTGCAAAGATTTTGCTAAACTATTCATATCAAATCCTTTTAACATATTTTGCGCTCCTTCTAATACTGGAACCATCTTATTCATTGTATTAAATAATGATTGCTGTTGTGCCATTAATTTTTGAGTATCTGTTGTCAACTTTTGAATTGAATCGCCGCCTAAAATATTATCTAAATTCTTGTAAGATTCTTCCAATGTTGCCGCATAATCTAAACGCGGACCAGATGCAGAAGCAGTTTTACTCTTCTTGCCATTTGTAGTTCCAGCGCCTTGAGGACCGGTTTCATCTGCTGCGTTTAATTCCGGATTATTCGGATCTTTAGGCTTCACTGGGCCTTCAGTTTTACTAATATCAGCTAATGGTTGTTCCTGTAATTTAGCCTTTGCCTTTTCAACACTACCTGTTTCGTTTAATGCTTTAGTTGCTGCTTTAATTTGAGGGTCAATATCGCCAGCTTTTTCAACGGCATTTTTCATTCCTGAACCGGATTCCATACCTTCACGAATTAATTTACTAGATAATAATAAACTAGTTGAAAGTAATGCAACTAACAAGATAACTGTCATATTTTTACTAAATTGATATGTTAATAAACTAACTAAAATGAAAAAAATAATTGCATTATATCTATTTGTGGCTAAATATCCAAAAAGATTTGTAGCTGTTAGAAAAACGACAAAATATAAAAAATATTTGTTAGTTAATAATTTAGATGCTTCTTTAGATAAATTCATTATATACTATTAGTATAAAATAAATTTAATTATAATTTTTAATCTGTTACCAAAGAATAGAATATAATCCTACAATTGCTAAATTAAATAAATCTATTAAAGAAATATAATTCCAATAATCTGACGAGTTTTCAACTAAATTTGTATTTGTATTTGTATTTGTATTTGTATTTGTATTTGTATTTATATTTATATTTGTATTTGTATTTGTATTTGTATTTGTATTTGTATCTGGTTCAACCAATATATTATTTGAATTATATTTATAATATTTTACTAATTGCATTTTATCCATATTATCTACTATTCGTTTTTCTTCAACTTTTTTATAATAATTACGTCTATTTTTTGCCCTCATCTTTTCTCCAAAACTGGTGTTGTTAGTTGTTATCAATAATAAACCTATAAATACTATATTATATTTCATTATTTATAATATATTATAAATGTCTTTAAGTCTATTTAGACCTTGTTCTTCTTTTACCAAAAAAAGAATCAGTTGTTCTTCTACTAGCACTAGTTATAGAACCAGTTTTTTTAGTAGAAAAACCAGTATTATTTCTACGTCTAGTTCTTCTACTTATAACGCTACTAGCACTATCTAAAGATTTACTCGATGTATATGTATAACCACCTCTAAAATGTTTCTTATTTGTCTTTCTTCTACGTCTTCTTCCTCCAGAAATAGTTGTACTATTAAAACTATTAATTATTTCACCTAATCTTGTTTGTAATTGATTAATAATATCCATAATTTCTTGATTAGTTACGTTACCAATTAAATCATTTAATTTGTCAATTTCGGTCGTTAAAGCCACATTAACTTGTCCAATCTTTTGAGTGATATCATCCATTTCTTGAGTTGCTTGCTGTATTTGTTGGTCCTTTTGTGCTATTTGACTATTTAAATCTTGAATTTGTTGCTGTAAACCGGGTATTTGTTGTAATTGCTGTTGGACTTGTTGTAATTGTTGACTAATTTGATCTCGTTCTTGTGTTAAAGTTTGAATCTGTTGTTGTAGTTGAGCTGTTTGTTGTTGTAATTGTTGTAATTGTTGTTGTAATTGTTGAAGTTGACCTTGTTGTTGTTGAACTTGCTGCGTTAATTCGGCATTTCTTGCGGCTAAAGGACGTAATTTGTTAGTTGTTTGCTGTACTATTTCTTCAATATTTCTTCCTAATTCGGCTAATTTATCTTTTATTGTATTTTTATTTAAAACGCGTTGGGCTTGAATTTGGGAAATTTTATCTTTTAATCCATTAATAGTTTGTCCAAAAGCTGCAAAATGTCCACTAAATAGATTTGGATCTAAATTATTATTTTGAGGTGGATTCATTATATATATAGACAGATTTTATTTTTTGTTGTAATTTGTTAGTTTGTTATCTAATTAATTCATCTAATTCTTGTTTTAATTTGTCTATTTCTCCAACTATATCTTTTTGATCGTGTTTTGCCGTCCTCAATTGTTCATCCACAAGTTTATCCGTTTCCATTATATCCGTTAAATAATCTCTTAATAAAAGCATTGAATTATATTGTTGTTGTTTTTCTTGTAAAATATAATTATAATATTTATTATAATCATCTCTTACGTTTTCCAAATATTCGTTTAAATTCATCTTTTTATCTAAAGCTTTTTTCTTTTTAACTAACAAACCTCGCTTACCTTTTATTGCTTCTTCTATTTGAAGTATGTGTATATCGCGCTGTGCTAATTCCATTTATATTATACTTATTTTAAAAATTTTTTAAAAAAATAATTTAAAAAAAAATCTCCATATTATTTAGAATGAATAATACCATTATCGAACCTCTTCTAATTCCTGACGATAAACGATTTGTTATGTTTCCAATTGAACACGATGACATATGGAAAATGTATTTAAAACAAGTTGATTGTTTCTGGCGTCCGGAGGAGATTGATTTAAGTAAGGATTTAAATGATTGGGATAAATTAGAATATGACGAGAAATATTTTATTTCAATGATTTTAGCATTTTTTGCCGCATCGGATGGTATTGTATTAGAAAATTTGGCATCACGTTTTATGAGGGAAATACAGGTATCTGAAGCCCGCGCATTTTATGGATTCCAAATAGCAATGGAAAATATTCATAGTCATACTTATAGTTTATTAATTGACACGTATATCAAAGACAAAGAAGAAAAACATAAGTATTTTAATGCGATACAGTGCTACCCGTGCATCAAAAAGAAGTCAGATTGGGCCCAAAAATGGATAAACGATAGTAGCAGCGGATTTGAAACGCGTTTAATTGCATTTGCTTGCATTGAAGGTATCTTTTTTAGTGGCGCATTTTGTAGTATATTTTGGCTAAAGAAACGCGGTTTAATACCCGGATTAACATTTTCAAACGAATTAATTTCACGTGATGAAGCACTTCACTGCGAGTTTGCTGTGCTACTTTATGATAAATTACAAAATAAAATGCAAGTTGAAAGATTCAACGAATTAGTTAGGGAAGCAGTAGCAATAGAAACTGAATTTATTTGTGACGCATTACCGTGTAGATTAATAGGTATGAATAGTCAAATGATGACGCAATATATACAATTTGTGGCAGACAGATTATGTTTGCAATTGGGTTACAATAAGATTTACAATGTTAGTAACCCATTTTCCTGGATGGAACTGATAAGCTTAGAGAGCAAAACTAACTTTTTCGAGAAGCGTAACGATGTTTATTCCCTCGCAAATAAAGATATGGTAACAAATGCTTTCAGTTTTGAAGAAGATTTTTAGAAAAAAATTTTTTTTTAAAATATATAAAATCTCAACAAAATAACTTAAAGATATATACATAATATAAATTATAATATGTATAATATACATTCTAAATATGAAAACACAATTATATATAAAATAACCTGTAAAGATACTTCAATAAAAGATTCATATGTAGGACACACTACCGATTTTAGACAAAGATACACTAAGCATAAAAGTACTTGTAATAATGTAAATAGCGCAAGTTATAATATAAAGTTATATAAAACTATTAGAGAAAATGGAGATTGGAATAATTGGGAAATGAATATTATTGAAAAATATCCATGTAAAAATGTTGAAGAAGCAAAAGAACGTGAACGTTTTTGGATTGAAAAAGAAGGTTGCTCCTTGAATATGCAAATTCCATATAAAACAAAGGAAGAAAAAGAAATATCTATGCTAATATATAATGCAATAAATGAAGAAAAAATATCGTTTCAAAAAAAACAATGGTATGAAGAAAATAAACAAGAAATATTGGAAAAAGCAAAAGATAATTATCAAGAAAATAAAGAACATAAATTAGAATATCAAAAGCAATATGCAGAACAACATAAAGACAAAATAAAGGAACAACAAAAAATATACAGAGAAAAAAATGCAGCAATACTTTCGGAACAAAAAAAAAATTATAGGGAAAATCATAAGGAGGAAATAAGTAAATTACACCGACCGGAAAGAAAAATGAGACAAAAATGTAATAAAAACATCTTACTTAATTTTATATAATGAGGATTAAATTAAGTGAAAAATACCAAAAAGAAAGAGAAGATATTTGTAATAAAATTATTACCATATTAGAATTGAAAGAAGATAATACTTTTTTATTATGCGAGTTAGATGAAGATATTGAAAAACAGAATAAATTATTGGAATTAAAAGAGGAAATTAAAAAATATTTTGCTTGTTCTACTATATCATCCTTTAAACCAAATTTTGAATGTAAAAGACCTTATCTAAATATAATAAGAAGCATCTTAAGGAAACAAAATTATACTTTTATTGGGGATGATATTTTTTTTAGAAAAACAGATGGAACATACATAAAAACTATGAAATATAAAACATTTAGGAATAATTAAATAATTTAAATATCGTTCAAATTATTTAAAAATAAAATCTTTAATAAATATATAGAATGGCGAAAAAGAAAAAGAAAGAAACATTCAAAACTTTTAGAAATTTAGAGAAATCTAAATTCAAAACCATCAAAACAACACTCAAAAATGTTTTACTGAAATATGGAGAAGTTCAACCAATTATTACTAATTTGGTTTTTGAACTAAATGATTTAGTTATTCATACTTATCAATTTATTAGATTATATATTTTGTATTGCTTTCATAATCATTTAGAATTCCCTGTATTTGATGATAAATTTACTTTTGTGAAATATTGTATCAAAACATTAGGAACAAAATCTAATAGTGGTAGAAAATCAAAAGATACACAACTTTTAGATACTTTACAAAATTTTTATATTGAAGAATACCAACCTTTACTCAATCACAATAAAATAAGTTTAGTAAATAAATCTCATTTGATAGATATTATAGCAGAGCAAATTCAAGTATGTATTTCTAATAATATACAGGAACATTTTATTCAACATTTTCTTCGTTTTATCAATAAAACTACAAATGAAATTACAGAAGACAAAAAAGAATTATTTGAATTGAAACATCAATTGCTTATGTTAGAAGAAACAAATGAAAAATTTAATGTATGGAAACTAACTCATTTACCTAATATTTTACCAACAAATATCAATAAATCTATATATTATGATGTAAAAGTAAGACAATTTGAATATTTAAAAGGAATGTTATATATGAATTCAATATTGGAAATGCAAGAAAATAAGTTATTTCAACCTTTACCATTACGAAATAATATTATTCCAAAAAATGTGAAATTTGATAGTTCCTGTATTGCTGAATTATTTTGCCCTGATGGTGAAAAGAAAGGAGAAGTTCTAAAAAAGATTACTAATTATCAAAATATATTATGGAGTAGTTTGTTGAATATGAAACATAGGTTATTCAAAAATAAATATTATACCTTTCATAATGAAATAACTACAGATGGTATTAGTTGTTCTTTATTGTTTATTCGTAAAGATTGTAAAAGAGAAGAAAATAAAAACAAACAAGTAAATAGTGAAGATTATGAATATATTAGTATTGAGGAATTGGATAATCAACAATTAGACAATTTGAAATCAAGAAATATAGTAGGATTAGACCCAGGTAAGCGTTCTTTGGTTTATATGATGGATGGACAAGGCAATAAATTACAATATACAGCACCTCAAAGAAAAAAGGAAAGTATGTCAAAGCGAAATCAACAAATTTTGCAACGAGAGAAGAAAAATAACAAGATAAATGAGTATGAAAATGTATTGTCTTTACAAAATAGCAAATCAGTCAATTACAATAGCTTCAAATCTTATTTAGTTGAAAAAGATAAGTTAAATAAACAAACTATAGAATTTTACAAAAAAGAAGTATGGAGAAAAATGAAATTTAGGCAATACTCGTATGGTAATAAATCCATAGATACATTTTTGAATAACATAGAAAAAACATTTGGAGAAAATATTTTAATTTGTTATGGAAATTGGAGTAGGAGCACACAAATGAAACATTTTATACCGACAATGAATAAAGGATTAAGGAAACTAATCCATAAAAGATATGATACAATTACAATAAACGAATGTAATACAAGTAAGAAATGTTGTGATTGTTTTCAAGATTTGAAACATTATAGAAACAAAGAAAACAAAGAGGAATTTCGTCTTTTAGTATGTTCTAACTGCGTGAGTTGCGAAAACAAAAAAATCGTATTTAGAACACGAGATGCTAATTCAGCAATAAACATAATGAACTTGGGTAAATGTTGGATTTACAAACAACAAAGACCAATTGAATTTTGTATTTCGTCTTTCACCATTTCAAATAAAAAAGAAGAAATGGAAAAAGTAAGACCATCAGTTGATTTTACGGAAGGTAATGCTTCCAGCCACCGAATTTTAGAATGAGTTTGTCTCATTTTTCTTTACGGTTGGTGTAATAGAGAATGGGAACAATATATAAATGAAAAAATATGTATATAAAAAATAACTATATAAAAATGTAATCATCTATATAATTTAAAATGATTACATGTAAATTAATGGGAGGTTTAGGAAACCAATTATTTCAAATATTTACAGTTATTTCTTTAGCATTAAAAAATTCAATTCCTTTTTATTTTTTAAATGAAAATGAATTAATTGCTGACAAAGATGCAACAATTCGATATACATATTGGAATACTTTTTTATCTAGTTTAAATCTTTTTTTACGTAATAATATATTGCCAAGTTCTATTATAAATAAAGAACAATCATTTGAATTTAATAAAAATATTTATGATTTACAAATAAATCAAACTAACAACTATTTATTATTTGGATATTTTCAAAGTCATATGTATTTTAATAAATATAAATCACAAATTTGTAAATTAATTAAATTAGAACAAAAACGATTAGAAGTTTTAACAAAATTAGAAGAAACATATGATTTTCAAAATACCATTTCAATACATTTTCGCGTGGGAGATTACGCAAAGTTACAACATATACATCCAGTGTTACCTAGAATATTATGAAAGTGCGTTAAATTATTTAATAAATTTAATAAATTTAAAGCCTATAACTAACAAATATACAATATTATATTTTTGCGAAGAACAAGATAAAATACACGTAGAAGAAATAATCAAATATTTAAAATTAAAATTTGTTAGTTACTTTGATTTTAAAAGGGCAAATAATTTACTAAACGATTGGGAACAATTATTATTAATGGGTTGCTGTAAATATAATATAATTGCAAATAGTACTTTTAGTTGGTGGGGAGCATATTTGAATCGGAATTTAGAACAAATTGTTTGCTATCCTTCCTTATGGTTTGGACAAACAATTAACCATAATACTTGTGACCTATTTCCGTGCTACTGGCATAAAATAGAATTACAAAAGTAACCGTTGAAACATAAACCAATTATTGTATTTTGTTAGTTCATTATGTATATAAAATAGGTTTGGATTATTAAAAATTATATCTGTTATTATAGTTTGGTCATCTTTAATAAAATAATTATTTGAAAAATAAGATTGTAATTTATCCGCATATATTTTAGCATAATAAACAATAAGTTGTCTATGAATTAAGAAAAATCCGCCGGCAAAACAGTTAACATTATAGTCTGGATTCGGGTCTCCTTCTTTTTTCTCTTTATAAAATGACTTTATTTTTGATTGTAAACTAACAAATATAGAATTATCTTTTTGAACGCATCCATAATGTATGTATGGAATAGAAAATGGTTCTTTTGTTAGTTTATAGTTGTTAGGCCATCTACCTTTTAAAAATTTTGTGTTTAAATCGTCAACCCCATTTCTAAAATAACCAATATCACACCAAGCATATAATGGGGTTTCAAAATATCCCATTTTTAACGCATCTTTTACAAAAAATATTTTTTCATTCCATAACATATTTAGCATCCAACTAGTTTCTTTATGTAATAATAAATTACCTTTGTTATGGTTTTTTATCCAATCATCTTTAAATTTATATGTATAAAAATTTTCAAGGTTTTTAAATACTATTTTAACATTTTTTCCCCTTATCAATGAGGAAATTAATACAAATGAATTTAAATCAGTATATAAAACAACATTAACATTATTATTATTTACAACCGACAAAAAATTTTGAATCCAACTAACATATTTTTCTACAGTAAATTTTGATTTTACTAAATACCAACACGTAACAATAGTTAAAATTGGTTTATTTATATTTGTTAATTGTTTATTAAAAGAAAACATCTGTTATAAATATAATATTATTTGTATTATATTTATATCTTTATAACTAACAAATTTAAAATTTAACAATTAATTATTTATTAGTTTGTTTAATTTATATTGTCTAATTGCATTAAATAATTCCTTCTTATCTAAATCTAACATTTGACTCCCATATTGAGTTTTCTTTTTTTCTATATCACTATAATCTTCTCGTTGTATTACTGTTAAAGGTGTTATTAAATACCAATTTCCATTTTGTTGTAAAACAAACCAAAATTTATCTATTGCAAATAAAGAGTGTTGTTGTGGTTTACTTAATAGATGTGTTAATCCCATTTTTATATTATTTAACAAAATTTTGATATAATGTTTATTAACAAGATAACCAGTTGTGGTTTGACATTTAGATACTTTAACGCAAAAATCTCCTGTAACCGTTTGATATGGTGGCATATTATTACCAGCAAATAATATTACGTCCCATTTTAGATTAGATTCAAAAAACTTATTTAATTGAGTTTTAAATAATTCTGGATCCAAAAAAGTAATATCATCTTCAACAATTAAAATATGGTCTAAATTATTTTCTAATGCATTTTGGAGTAGTTTTAAATGGCTCATACTACATCCTATAGCTCCATTTTCCATTTTTATCGCGTTAAAACGTTGAAATCCGGATAATCCTATTTTTGTTAGTTCTTGTTCAACGTGACACCTTCTATCGGTTCTATGTTCTAAATTGATGTAAAAAATGTTGGTAATATCTTGTAATGATTTTATTGACATAAATGAAATATATTAAAATTAATAAGTTATTTTTAATATATTATTTTTCAAATATATATTATTTTTTTACGCCGCCCATTCCAATTGCAACAGATGCTGTTGCTCTAGGTTTAACCGCAATTGCCCTCGAATATTCCGGTGAATATTTATTTACATTTGGAGGTATAATACGTTGACCAGAATTTTGAGCTCTTAATGCTTCATTATATAATCTTATTTGCTCTAAATAATTTTGATGCATTGAATTATTATTTATATATTGTTTTGGTTTTTCTTCAACAATTAGATTAATATTTTGTTGTTGCTGTAAATGTGGCGGCAAAATAGGTTTCATTGGATCGTGTGAATTATGTAAATTATATTCTATTATTTTATCTGTTTCTACTTGTCCATATTGGTTAACCAATTCTTGTTTCTTTTCTGCAGTTGGATAATATGGTATATCAGTCCAATCATCAGTTATATTATCTATTTTGTTAGTTCGTATTTTATCTGGATGTATAATTTTTCTAGGTGGTTCTCTTAAATCATATTTTAAATAATTATCGTGTTCAAAACGTACACCTGTCATAAATGTTGAAATATTAATTATAAATATGTTAGTTGCATTTAATAAATAAATATTATCTAATGGATTTTTTGATTCAATATCAATTGTATAAACTAATTTATTGATTGTTTTAATACCATCAATACCATTATCGTGGGTAGCACGCCAAGGATCTTTAGAATTAATAATACGGGATACACCATCAAATAGATGTAATATTTCTGGACTACCAATAGGATAAAATTGACTTCTATCGATTTTTAATCCAATATTTTCGCAACGTTTTTGTAATACATTATCTTCCATACCCCATCCCCAAAAATTGGGATATCCATTTGTTAGTTCAAAATCTTCGCCAGTTAATGCGACTATTCCTCCTAAAGCATAATTAAATCCATAAAAATGTTTAACTATTCCTTTTGTAGTTTCATAATTAAATATTGGTGCAAATGGAACTGTATCAACATCATTAAATACAAAAGTAATATTTTTGTAATGTTTCGGATATTTATTTTTTACAGCTAAAAACCCAATATTTTTTGTGGCTCCTCTATTAAAAGTTCGGACATCACATTGGTGAGAAAAATATACCTCATAATCTTCCCTATCTTCCATTATAATTTTTAAATAATTGGAAAAAAATAATTTATGTTGTGGTCGATTTCTATATGGAACAATAAATACAATTTTAGGAACTGACATAATATATATTTGCTTAATTATTTAAGTTTTTATACTTATTGTTTATTAATAATTTATATTTATAAATTTTGTTGTTGTGTATATTTTTTAAGTATTACTGCTGGCACTAATTCATCCGTCATCTTTTCTAACTTTTTATAACATTTATTAATTGTCACTTCCGATATTTCACTTATAGTCTTTACTTCCTTTTTACTAACATTTATTTTACATAATTGTGCTATAAAATATACTATTCCAGCCGCAATTGAATTTGGCGTATTTTCAGGCATCATATCGTTTTTCTCTATTTTTACAGCAATAAATTGACATAACTTTGTTAACTCATTATTTATATTTAATTTAGTACAATATCGCTCTATAAATGCCTCTGGTTTTGTTTTACAAAATGAGCTCTTTTCATTATTAGATAATTCCGATTCTTGCTTATTCAATATGCTCTGAGCTCTTTTACATCCTTGTGTAGCACTTGTGATATCTAAATGAAATATAGTTGCTATTTCTTTTGCTGTTCTAGGACATCCATTAGAACGACACGATAAGTAAACTGAACCAGCAATAAGTCCATCTTTATTATCTCCTCTAAATGTTGCATCATTTTCAGATATTTTTTTGTGATACATAATAGCGTCATCTATAATTTTCTTGGACATACCTGCATTCTGAGCACATAATGTAATATCTTGAAATTCACTATATTGTGATTTTTCCTTATATGGCATAGATTGCCATTCAGTATAGCGTCGAACTTTGCGCATTTCATAACTTGATTTACCGATACATAATACCCGACAGCCAAATGAAGATTCCTCTAAATAAGGATTAATTGGCATACCGCATCGTGTAGGGTCGGAACCTTGGTTATCATCGGCGCCATAATAACGCCATTCTGCTCCACTATCTAATCTATCTTTATAGATTATACCGCATTTATTATTACTACAAGTGAGAAATCCCATATCGGATAAGAGTAAAATACTTTCACATCGTTCACAAAACTCGCGGTCAGCAATGGTACGATATAAGCATTCTAAAGGTTCTTTTTGTTTTTCTGGGTTAACAACTTCGGTATCAAATATGTTCCATAATTTGACCTTATCAATGTTGTTATCCTTCTTTTTTTTACTATATTCTTTATTAATATTCATAATCATTGTTTAACTTATATAAGATAAATTATTTTTAAATCAATTTTATTTATTATATTTTAGTGCGTTAAAATTTCATTTTTCGAAGATATTTAGGGAAATTTTGATTATTATATTTATAATAAGAAATAACCCGACATTTTATAAACTTACATTATATTAAATGGGTAATCAAACTTCCACAAATAATATTAAAACTGATAAAAATACATTAAAACCAAAATCATTAGGACAAGTTTTAGATTATATTGCAACACATTATATTTTAACACTTGATTTCAAAAGTTTAAGAAAATTATATGACAAAGAATATTGTGATAAACTTGTTATTTTAACTTCCGATATTATTGAAAGATATTTCACTAATTTAGAAATAACTTATTTAGCACAAAGAATTAAGGCTGGACAAGAAATAAACGAACTTGCAAAAGATAAAGTTGTGTTTTTTGATAAAGATGAACTAACAAAATTAGATATACAAAATTCCATTAAAAAGAAACGCATTTGTTTATCTATTGCTAAATTTTACATTAAAATAGCCCATTTGTTTTCCGCCATTGTTTTAACAATTAATCCAATTTATGTTTATAAAGATGCAGAAGGAAATAAAATGAAAGCAAATCTATTTGAAAAAGATAATATTCCCGTTAATGCCCCAAGAGATATTTATAAAATGAATATTTGTGATAATAGAATCAATATTTTACAAGGAAAACAAGATTTTAGCAAATTATCTGGCGATGATGAGGCTATTATTGGACCAAAATTTTGCCAAAGTAATTTAAATGATATTGGTTCAGAAAAAACTTTAGAAGATGAACCCGGGATTCCAGAATTAAAGGAATTATATTATGATGATGATTATGATTTTGAAACGGGTAAATTTAGGGGAATGTCGGAACAAGCTAAAAAAGATTTTTTAAGAGATTTAAAAACATTTTATCAGGTATTTACTGGAAATAAAGATGTTCCAGATTCTATACAAGGGTTTAGCGATATTAAACTAAGAGAATATAGTAAAATGCCTAAATGTCAGGGAAGTGACCCAATATTTGAACGTAAATTTAAGGGTAAAATATCGGAAAAATTATTTACGGATTATGCAAATAATATAAAAAATATGATTAAGAAGACAAATCTAGGACAACAAGAATTACTAAATATTATAAATGAAATATTCGTTTATACGGTTGACCCACAAACTAACAAAAAACAAATTAGAGTGAATCCAAAATTAACTGAAAAGGGGTTACAAGATTTAATAGTAAAATCACGAGGACAAATAATGCAATTATATTTAACGTGTGAAAATGATTATATAACTGGATTAAAAATTTATGAAACAATAGTGGAACAAAAGATTTTAGATACAGCACAAAATCAGATACAAAGTTTAGAAAAAATGAAGGAAAACTTATTAACAAAATCAGAAATGCCAATAAATATACAACAAAATATAAACAATAATTTAGAAACACAAAATAATAATAATTTAGAAACACAATTAAATAATATAAACAGTACAGAAATAAAAAATAATATTTAGAATATATATAAATGAAGAGAGCTCGTAGTAGAAAGCAAATTTATCGTAGTCGCGTTTCCAGATCTCATTGCCGTGGACGTAAATATTCTCGTTGCACCAGAAAATTCGGTTGTATGCGTGCAAAGGGAACTAAGCGCAGATTTTGCAGAAAATTAAGAAGCAGAAAGGTTGGTTATGTTAGGGAAGCCAGTTTAATTCGTTAAATATTGATATTAACTCCACAGGAAATAAATCCTTATTCGACGGAGATTATAATACCGATGGATGTACAATCAAATTTATGGGAGTTGCTAATGAAAATTTATTATCATTAAACGTATTTGACATTTATATTACAATTGTTAGAATGTATGGAAACAAGTTTACTTATATTTATGATACTTAATCTGGTTAACAATTTAATAATATATTAAATTTTATCAAATAATATATTATTTTATTTACATACGGCCAGCAGCAGCAGCACGAGAAGCAGCGGCACCAGCAGCAGCAGCAGCGGAAGCAGCCTTAGAAGCGGCCTTCTTAGCGGAACGAGCAGCAGTAGCAGCACGGGCAGCAGAAGCACCGCGAGCGGCAGAGGCAGCACGAGAAGCAGCCTTGGCGGCGGATTTAGAGGCAGTGCGAGCTTGAGAAGCGGCGGCAGCAGCACCACGAGCAGCAGCACGTTTCATTGTACGAGAAGCACCACGAGCGCGACCGCGAGAAGCGGATCTTGATCTAGAACTATGACGACGAGTAGCCATTATATACTATACTAAAAGAAAATAATTTGTTAAAAATGGGATACAGCATTTGTATAAATTTTTTTATTTTTCCTAAATTTTATTAATATTTTTATTTACCAAATAGTATCTGTTGATTCCCAATACATTTTATCCCCCTTCTTAATATTATATAAACTTCTAAATAATTCTAAACGTGCTAATGGACAATTTGTCCTATATTTATCCATTGGATGCGGATTTGTCTTTAATTGTGCCTTAACTGCCTTATCAAATATTTTTTGTCGAGCCTGAATCGCTATATATACAAAAAATGCGTGAAATGATAACGCCTTAATTGCAACAACATCATTATTCTTTTCCTGAAAATCTCTTAAATATTCTTCACAAATTGCTAAACCTGAAATATCCGCTAAATTCTCCCCAGTACTTAACGAAGCATCCATTTTTATGCCATCAAACGCAGCAAATTGTTCATATTGCTTAATAACATTATTTACCTTTTTATTAAACTTTTTACGATCTGATTCTGTCCACCAATTATGTAAATTACCCTTTTCATCATATTTTGAACCCATATCGTCTAAACAATGCGACATTTCGTGTCCTAATGTGTATCCTATGTGCGCTAAATTATATTCTATACCTCGTTCTTCTAAATCAATAAATGGCTTTTGTAAATATGCTAAAGGAACATAAATTGAATTTTCAGTAGGAGTATAATAAGCATTAACAACATAAGATTGCTTACCAACTAACTTAAATTCAGACCAATCTATTATAGGTATATCAACGTTTGAAGATTTACCATCTAAAAGTATTAATTTTCTTGTTCTCCAGTGAGCAATCTTAATTGCATTTTGATATGCTTCTTTTGAATTATAGCTTAAAATGGGGTCGTCTCTTAAAATTTCAGGTTGTCCAATTTCTAATTTTATATTTTCCAATTTTTTTAACGCATAACTTTTAGTAGAAGGAGATAACCATTTATTCCTTTTTATAATTCGTTTATAAACTGTTAGCAAATCTTTTGCTAAATTTGTCGTATATTCAATATATTGTTCATTCTTATTTTTTCTTATGTATTCATTTGTTAAAAAAGTATTAAAACAAAGTGATAACCCAAATATTGGATATATTTCTTTAGGCCAAGGCATTGGTTGCCCTTTTACAAATTTTTCGTGAAATTCGTAATGAATATAACGCCATTTACTATGAAATCTTATTAATTGTCTTAAACTTAAATATATAAAATATGTTTTCCATTTTTGTTGTTTCCACGCATCATCCTTTAATAATGTATTCATTATACATTTTAAATAATTTAAACTACTACATATAAATGTATCTGGTATTTGTTCTGCTTCATAGCCTATTTTTAATGCCAACTTTTTCCAATCAAAATTATATTTATCTAAAGCCTCTTTAGAACTTAGAATATTATATCCATCATAATCATCATTTTTAACACTATTGCAACCCAAAGCCGATAACATATCATATTCACAATCCCAAACATCTTGGGCTTTGTATCCACTATTTTTACCAATACAATTATCAAAAATTTGTTGAATATATTCCAAAAATTTGCGTTTATATTCTCTTTTATATTTTTTGCTATTTTGGTCTTCATAATTATCTTCAATATAAAGTTCATAATCATATGCCGACAATTGTGGAGCAGAAATTGTGCTTCTATAATATTTCGTATTTTTTTCATCTCTTAATACAGACCATACAATAGGACAACCCCACGATATGATTTCATTTTGATTTTGTCCACCCAATATTTCATATATATCATTTGATTGAATGCGTTGTTCCGTTAATTTAACGTAATATTTGGCAAATTTTTCGGCAGAAGAGTCGTCTAAATTAACTAATGATTCATAAACAGCTTTAATCGCTTTACCCTTTCTAGAATTATTATTTTTAATATAATCTTTTACTATATCAATAAGTTCCCAATAAACCTTTTCTTGGGTAATTCTAAAACTATCTACTTGTACATAATATTTTTGTTCTTTTTGAATCTTCTTAGAAGTTTCTTCAAGCCACTGATAATTAATATATGTATAATAGTCATCTTGTGGTTTATGTTTTAAAGGAGTAAAAGGCGTTTTAAACATTTTAATTAATTGTTTTTCTGTATCGATGTCATCAAATTTACTCTTATGAGGGTCTTCAAAACTTTGAAACATAATAGATTTTTTTACAGTTTTATTTTTTTGTTTTTTAAATTTGGTACTGCGTTTAGTTTTCATTATAATATATAAATATTTTTATTTATTATAATTTGTTAGTTAACATACTAAATTTTGTTTGCTTAAAACAATATTTTTAGCGACATTTCTCATTATTTTAGTGTAATTTTGTTTATTTTCTTCAGGTGTGCCACCTGAAAATACATTACATAACATATTATTATATATATCGTTTGTTTTTGAATCTGGATCTAAATAATCCGGATGTTTAGCCGTCCACAAAGGTAATTGTTTGAAATTCTTATTGGCTATTTGTTTAATAGCTAACACAAATTTAGCATTGTTTTCGTCATCTTTAGACCATTGATTGTCTTCTTTAATATAAAATATATCATTACGTAAATTAGTGCAATGTATTGGTCTTCTACATTCATCTATGTTACCTAATTCACGTGTAAATATTTGCGACACTCCCTTAATAAATCCAACTCTACCTGTGTTTTCCAAATCAGATAATTGTAGTTTAATGGAATCAATAAATTCAGACATATTAAGAGCATCTTTGCATTGTTCGTTTAAGTATACGTGAATATTAACTTTATTATTGTTATTAATTGTATTGTTATATATGGTAGATTTTTCTTTGGACATCTCAATTAGCTGTTGATGTAGTTCATTATTTTGTTTAAGTAAGTGCATAACTAATTCAGTACTATTCATAGATAATAATTCTTGTTTAGCAGCTTCAGTTTCTGTTACCAAATCAGTGACCTCTTCTTTAATAAAGGTGCATTGTTTTTTGTGACGCCAGAGTCCAGAACGGTCTTTATAATCTCGACCGCATTCACAATGCCAAATTTTGGTACCAACTGGTACTTTTTGCATTGAGTTTTTGTTGCTAAAGTGTTGATTTTGTTGACAAAAATGTTTTGCTGTAGAGAGGTGTCTTACCCACTGACTATGTCGTGATGTAGAATAGTCACAAATTTCACAGGAAAAAATATTGGAACTTTTTGGAACCGAACTTTTCAACATGTGTTGCTAAATAATCAACAGAAAAAAGTTCCAGAATTTTAACGAAAAAAAATTATCGTCACAAAATTTTCGACCCTTGAAATATTTTTGAGAGCATAGTGGTCTTAGCTGAGTTTTTTAGGGGTCGTTTTCAAGACCCTTTTGACTTTTGCACATGTGAAAATCCAAAAAATATGCAAAATCGATTTTTGAAAATACTTTTTGAAAGAAAATTGTTACGATAAAACTTCGACGTATTTTGGCTAAATTTTTTAAGACTATATATGCTGTCAAATTTTAAGTCAAATTTATGCCGACTTTTTCAGTCTCATTTGGCATTATATGGTCTTAAAATATTATTCAGATGATTTCTCACTTTAGACGGAAAATGGTGTCAAATATAAAAGTAAAATATATGCCAAATTTTACGTCATAAAAATGGCCTTTAAATATCAATGAGTTTAAACTCACAAATTATTTAGACAATTACTATTAATGGACGATTTTAATGTCAGCGCTTTACACGAATCTAAAAACGAATGGGGTGCACGTTTATTAACCATTTTAACACCCCTTATGATTGAAGGTCTTAAATCCATATTCGATGAATCCGTTAAATTATGCCAAGAAAACAACCAAATGGACAAATATTTAATGACATTTCAAAATCTTATTGCACGCATACCCAAATGGAATACCGCTATCGTTGAAAATGAAAGAAAACGAATCATTGAACGCAGCGGTTGCAATTATTTAGAAGATTTAGTGTCATGTATTCATATCATTCAATTAAAACTACTTACCGCTATGAGAGTTGGAAATAAACAAAAGAAAATAGATATCGATATACCTAAATTGGATACTTTTATACACAGAGCTTACATTAATGTTGCACGCAAAGTTTATAAAAATGTTTACTTATTTGAACTTAATATACCACATCTTCAAATGCAAAAACATAACAGAGAACTTGAAATTATTATTCAAGAAGCCATATTAAATACAGTTAGAGAAACTATACCAGTTGAAAGTATTTTAAGAGCATATATGGATGAAACTGTTGAAGAAGATGTTGTTGAAGAAGTTAAAGAACAATTAATAGACCCACCTGTTAAAGAAACCACAGAAGTTATTAAGGAAGGAACAAAAGACAATGTTAGTTTAAAATTTAATGATGTAGATATGGTTATGACAAAAGATGGTAAAGAAGAAAAGGTTGAAGCACCAAAAACGATTGAACGTCTTGAAGAAATAAGTACATTAAGAAATATGCAAAGAAAAATGGAAGAACAAGACGACGATGATGAAGAGAAACTTAATTTGTCAAATGAAGAAGTATCTTTAGATGATTTAGACATTCATGTAATTAATCCGCCAAATATTAAATTAGATACTGATAGTTTAATTTTAGGAGATATTGAAGTTTTAACGTAAATGCGTTTTTTATTATTTTTGATTCTAAAAATATATTGTAATATGGAGAATATATTTTTAGTCGCTGGAATTATTTCCGCAATATTTTTTATTGCTAAATTTCTTGAAATGAGATATGTTGATGATGAACCTAAACCTCTTAAATTCATTATTCGGGATTCATTGTTAGTTTATGTTTGCGTTATAATTGGATATTTTGTTGTTGACCAATTGAACCCAGTTATCCAAGAAAATATAACAAATCCAATTGTTGGAGGTGGAGCACCTATGGTATTTACTGATAATCCCCCATTTTAAATACAATACATTATAGCATATATTAATACCGCCATTATTACTGGACTTATTACCAATAAAAATATAATTATTCTAAACATATAATTTGATACTTTTACTACAATTTCATTTTCATTTTCATTTTCATTTTCATTTGTCTTAATAATTTCTATTTTTATTTGACCCGAATTTATTTCATCAATACTAACAGAATGTAAATTAACTGTATAAAACTCCGATATATCACTACTTATATCATTTATTGAATTTGTTGGGGTATTTTTTGTTATATTTTTTGTTGTTTCATCTATATTCATATTTTATAATACAATATAAATTATTTTTATATTATATTTATTATTTATCTACCAGTCCATACCTTTACAAATGGCTGAACCGCCTTTTTTTCATTAAAATCTTTTATATAATTATTAAATGTATATTTTAACGCAAAAGGAACATTAAATATATCTCCAAATAATGACCGCATTTTTGTTAGTTCATTTGCTTCCAAACAAAATATCAAACCTATTATTCTTTCAAATGCACATCTATCTATTCTACAATTTATTACATTTTTTAAATTTGTTAGTTTATATTTTAATTCTAGTTGTTCTAAAAACCTTAAATTTATAAAACATTGTGCACCAAAACACAAATTATATTCTTTACTAGAAAAATTAAACATATCAGTATCTTTACCAACCAATTCTTTGTTTAAAATATTATTATTTCTTAATACTGATACAATACGTAATAAATTTGGCAAATTCTCTTTATCGTATTTATGATGCCATAATGGCAACACACGCATATTAAATGCTTCAAATGGAATTCTTTTATGTATAAACACACTATCGTGAATTATTATCGCATTATCAAACCATTTGTATTGTAAAAAATAAATATAAGGCAATAATTCACCTCTTTTTGAATATTCCGAATTTATAACTGTTACATTTTCATAATTAAATTCTTCTTTTACAAATGATTTATTAGAATTATCATCTATTATTATTATTTGTTTAAATGGATAATGAACTCTTATTAATTTTACACATTGATTCCAATATTTATTTGTTATTTCAGAATTAACATGTCGTGTTATAATAAATCCATATGTCATTTATTATAATACATTTATAATTATTTTATTCAATTAAACTAACAATATACCGGTAAATTATCTATATTTACATCTATTTCATCCATTTTTTTATTATTAAATTCATATTTCTTAAATTCTTTTTTATCTAACTGTGCATGTGGATTATGTTTATGAACACAACGAGCAATCATTTTATATAATTTAAAATCTGGATAACGTTCCACACCATTATTTTTATATAATATATTTCTTCCATCATCATCTGTACACCACTCTACAATCATTCTAATTATTGGACTACAATTATCCAAATGCTTTAAAACCTCGAAATCAGGGACTATATAATCAAATATTGAACAAGCCAATCTACATAAATCAAAACTAAAATTTGGCTCTAAACGTGGTTTAGAATCATCATAATATGGCTCCGTATTATATTGTGTTGCTGCGTCATTTCCCGTTTGAAAACTGTCACTACAAAAAATTTTGCCATTAAATTTATATATTGATCTACCAAAATCTATTATTTTAAATATTCTTCCATATGTTGGAACCTTATACACTTGCTTCTTATATTTATAATATATGAATTTTTTCGTTGTCGGTATATACATTATATTGTTTGTATGCAAATCATTATGCGTAAAAGAAAACATCTTTTGATATGTAATTAATATCATTATTATTTGCATCAATGCTGAAAACCACTCTTCATCTGTTAGTTCATTATTTAATATTAAGGAATCGAACGTGTCTTCACAATGTTCCAAACATATTATTTGAACCGGAAATTCCGGAATTGTCGCATACAACACTGCTTCCTCATCAACTGTTTCATATTCTGATTCTTCTTCCTCTTCCTTACTTTCATTATAACTACTATACTCATTTGTTTCTTCATCTAATTCATCTAATTCATCTTCATTTGTATTCGATGTTCTTGAAGAACAAGATGAACCTGATTTCAATGTTTCATGTGACGTCTTACTTGTTTGAAAAATATCCGAGTTAGTTATATCTTCTAAATCTAATCCTAAATTTTGGACATCATTTAAAGTAAACGCAGTATTATTGTTATATTCTATCTCATCAAATGATTTAATAGATATGTTAGTTCTTGCACTAGATATATTTATTGGTTTCAATGGGGCTGCAACTTCTTCATCTAACAAATATGAATAATCTTCTACTTGAAATAATTTACCTTTTTGTTTGTTAAAAAACTCCGAATGCACCAAATAATCTAAATCATCAATTATATTTAATTTATAATCTTTTTTTAAACCTAAAAATGAACCAAAGAAATCTAATCCGTGAATAAATTTATGTTGATGTAATGCTTGACTTGTTAAAAAAGAAAAAAAAGAATCTATATATGAAGAATTATTCCTTTCTAATAATTTAGGATGAACTCTATTTTTATTATCAAATAATGGCAATGTAAACAAATTTGGGTCATTATGATTATATTTTCCAACCAAATATTTATAGGGGTCTAATAATGGTGCCATTTTAAAAAATACTTTTTGTGTTATATGTAAATTATCCTCATCGATTATATTCTTTAATTTACACGTGAATACATTATCTGGGTCATCTTTGGACCTCGATTCTTTTATATCATAAATAGACCATAAATTATTTAGATTAATTGAATTATAACTGGTTGCGTTTAATGAAAAAAATCTGTCATATATGGGAATATAATTTTGAGCTTTAACAATAGTCAAATTTTTGTTAGTTTCAAATTTATTGAATAGATTGATATTCTTGCGCTTTTGATAATTAACACTTATCGCCATTAGGAATTATTTATATAATTTCCCTAAAGATTTAACTTATATTTTTTTGCGTTTTATTTTAAAAAATTCTTATATTTCCTAAAATATAAGAATGAATCTAGAATTAAAGAGATTTGATATGAAAAGTATTAGTTTTAAACCAAATGAATCTAAAGGTCCTGTTGTCGTTTTAATTGGTAAACGTGATACAGGTAAGAGTTTTTTAGTTAGAGATTTGCTTTATTACCATCAAGACATACCTATTGGTACAGTTATTTCTGGAACTGAAGAAGGTAACGGGTTCTACGGCAAATTAGTGCCAAAATTATTTATTCATAATGAATATAATACTGCTATCATTGAAAATATTTTAAAGAGACAGCGTCAAGTACTTAAGGAGATGAAAAGAGAACAAGAGCAATTCAATCGTAGTACAATTGATCCACGTGCGTTTGTTATTTTAGATGATTGTTTATTCGATAACACGTGGGCTAAGGATAAAATGATGCGACTCCTCTTTATGAATGGACGACACTGGAAGATAATGTTAGTCATCACAATGCAATTCCCTTTAGGTATCCCTCCATTACTCAGAACTAACATTGATTACGTCTTCATTTTAAGAGAAAATATTATAGGAAATAGAAAGCGTATTTACGAACATTATGCTGGTATGTTTCCAACATTTGAAGCCTTTTGTCAGGTAATGGATCAATGCACTGAGAATTATGAATGCTTGGTTGTTAATAACAACTCCAAATCAAACAAGTTACAAGAGCAAGTATTTTGGTATAAAGCAGATCCACACGGTGATTTCAGGCTAGGTTCTAAACAATTCTGGGAATTATCAAAACAAATTAATGACGATGATGAAGGAGACCAATATGACCCAAATAATTTAAAGAAAAAAAGTAATGGTCCGCGTATTGCAGTGAAAAAAAGTAAATGGTAAAATAAAAACTTGCTTAATAAAATAATAAGCAAAAAAACTAATTTAAAGATATTTTGTTAAATATAATTATGAATAATTTTAATATAATTGACTTTATTTCAAATAATCCTATTTTAAGATTGACTAAAAGCTGCAATAATAAATTATTAATAAAAATAAAAGAAACATTTACAAACTTTGAACAGCAATTATTTATCAATAGTTTTTATTGTTATTTAAATTATAATAACTCAAATGATTTTGTTATTGATTTAGATAACATATGGAAATGGTTAGGTTATTCAATTAAACATAATGCAAAAACAACTATCGAAAAATTTTTTAAAGAAAATATAGATTATAAAATTATATATAATAATAAACTTGCTCCTGAAGGTCCAGGAGCAAGTTGTAAAACGATAAATAATCACGGAGGTAATAATCGTCAAATAATAATGTTAAATGTAAAATGTTTTAAATCATTATGTTTAAAAAGTAGAACAGACAAGGCAAATCAAATACATGATTATTATATTAAACTTGAAGAATTAATAAACAAAACTATTGAAGAAGAAACAGATGAACTTAGACTACAATTAAAACAAAAAGATGAAATAATATTAGAAGTAAAAGAAGAATCAGAATATCAAAAACAAAAAGCAGTTGAAGATATTTTATTTTCTTTGTTTCCAATTAATACAGAATGTATTTACATTGGAACCATACAAAATTCTAATGAAGAAAACGAAACACTTATTAAATTTGGACACTCAAATGATCTACATAAAAGAGTATTAGAACATCGTAAAACCTACAATAATTTTATACTAATTAAAGCTTTTAAGGTTCAAAATAAAGTTGAGATAGAAAATTTAATTAAAAGTCATATACAAATAAAACCACAAATAAGAACTATTTACATTGATAATAAAAAAAAAACAGAATTAATTTCATATAATGATAAATTTACTATTAATAATATAATTCAATATATACAAGATATAATTAATTCTAAAACATATAGTATTGATAATTTTAATAAATTATTAAAAAACAATGAAGACCTAATTAAAGAAAACGAAAATTTACATATAAAATTAAAAGATAATAATACTGAACTAACAAAATATATTCTTGAAAATAATGAACTTAAAAATATTATTTTAGAAAAAGACAAATTATTAAAAATAATTGAAGAAGAAAATAAATCACCTTATAATGAATTAATTTTAGAAGACACATTAACTAAGTCATTTAATGAATTTATCAATAGTATGTGTATAATTCATAATGAAGTAGAAGACAGTTCAACTAATTTAGAAGGTCAATATCGCATATGGTGTAAAATAAAACCAAAAAAAGAAACTTTTCACGCTTTTAAAAATTATTTAGATACAAGATTTAAGCCCATAAGGTTAAAAGAACAAACTAAAAATCAGATAGTTTATGGATATAAAGGTTGTAAATTAAAAGAATTAGAGTATAAAAAAAAATACATAAGTAATGATACAGAAAATTTTTTATTTCAAGTTTGCAAATTTTGCCCAAGCGGAAAAATATTAAATTCAAAGTTATTAGAAGAATATATAAGATGGAAAAAAAGTTTGAATAAAGAAATAAATAATAATGAAATAAAAGAAATAAAAGAGTACCTTAATAATTGTGATTACGTATTAAAATCAACAGTTTGGACCGATTATGGATCAAATGAAGGATATTATGGATTAATATTAAAAGAAGATGAATATAAACATAAAACTACATCTTCTACTGGCAAACAAGTTCAAAAAAAAGAAATATCAACCAATATTATATTAGGAAAATGGGAAACAATTGCAAAAGCAGCACAATCTGAAAATTTATCAGCATCAAAAATGTCAAGAAGTATTAAAAATAATATCATATTTGATAATAAATATATATATGAATTATGTTAAATATATTATTAAAACAATTTAAAGTTATATTGCTTTAATAATTTAAAACAAAATGTTAAATAAGGCTGGTATACCATTAGCTGCATGGGGATTATTAGGTTTTTATCGTGGCACTCAATATTATCAATTTAAACATAATACTGATTTAAAACAATATGAAGAAAAAAAGAAATTAAATTCTAATCATTATTCAAGTTTAGAAAAGCCAGTAAAATATTATTCAATACAATTTGCAGTAGGTGTATGGGGTTCTTGTGTATATATTATGCCACTTATAGGATTTATACCAGTAATTAAAGAAATTTATAGATTAGAAATTAATTTGCGTGGTATAAAAGATAAACAAGATAATGCAGCATATTATGATTTATTAATGTGGTAATTAATAGATAATTTGAATAAAAATTAGTATAGCAATAATTCCGTTAATTATTTTTAATCCAATATTATATTTATTATCTTTATATTTGTATTGAGCATATGCCATTATAAATGTTGATAAACTTATTAATAAAAAGGAGTAAGGATTAATTCTCTTATTATTTTGTAAAGTCCAAAATTGTAAAATTAACGCAAATGTAATTAATATATTGGCTAATAGAAATATATCCATATATATTAGACTTATAAAATAATTTATTTAAAAAAATATTCGCAAGAACCGTCTTGATTTATTGATGTATATTTAAATCCATTATCGTCTAAATATTGTTTTACCTCTTTATCATAATTATTATAAAAATCTGATATATCACGTGCTATAACCCAAAGAGAAATTGCTGATTGGGTTGTAATAATACTATATTGATATTGATTATTTTGTGATTCCCCCAATTTTATTATCCAATATGGTCCATCAACTGGTGTACCATCTAAGTGAACAGTTAGTTTACCAGGTTCGCTTGAGTTTTTATAATAAGCATATCCTGTTATTTGTTCTAATTGTCCTTCAACATTTATTTGTGAATTTATGACGCTTACGTTCCCATTTTCTAATAAATCATATTGAGCTGTTAAACATTTTCCATATCCTTGAAAAATATAGTTGGTTGGTGCACCATACATCTGATACCAATTTCCTATATACATATTTATATCTATTTCATTAATTGTTGTCGGATTCTTTGTACCACGAAGACCAGTATTAAATGAATTTATTCCAGATAAAAATAAAATAAATAATATAGCTGTTAGATACATTATATAGTATAATATAATAAAAAATTATCTTTATTATATTATTTTAATTTAATAAATTATTTATATTTAATCTTTTTTAGCAAAAGGTCCAGATTTTAATTGACTCTGACCATAATCCGTCTTACCAACAACAACATTTTCTGATTCGAATAATTCCTTTCTAATATCAGCCGTAGTAATATTTTCTGGATCTTCTTGACTAAATGTTTTCTCGGTTGTTGTATGACCAACACCAATTAAATTACCTTCAGCATCAATATCTTGAGTAACCGCAGAACCAAATTTCTCGGCATTTTTTTTATTATCATCAACTGCCTTTTGTTTCGTTTCTTTAACACGTTTATCGAATGCAGCCTTAGCAGCAGTTTCGTTCTTCTTTTTCTCAGAAACAAGTTGATTTAATTCCTCCTCAGCATAATTGACATCAGCAGTTTTTAGTGGCTCAGGATCCCAAGGGAGCCAAGTACCAACTGGACCAACAAAAATATCGAAATTAGGGTCAGTTTCTCTTAAAAGTTCAGCACGCATTCTGGCCTCTTCTTCAGTTGCAAAATTACCTCGGGATTTAAAACCCCTTACAGAAGTTTGGAAATTATTTTTGATATTAAATTTCTTTTCAAGGTCATCTTCATTACGATCTAAGAAAGTCTTATAGTCATCACTGATACCATTACTAACAATAGTTTCGCGTTCTTCTTCAATGAAAGATTCAAAATCCTTAATAACCTCTTCAAAATGGAGCTTGTATTTAAAAGAAATAAAGTTTAGGAATTGATGAAACTTTTCCATAGATTTATTCATTTCCCAGGATTTTAGGAATTCTTCAAAATAAAATTGTTCGCGTTGTTTAATAATTTTTTCAGGAGAAACAAAAGAAAAACAACCAAAAGATTGTCCGGCAATAGGTTTATCAACCTCTAATAAATCAACATATTTTGGATTAGGAGTGCCGTTGGGTTTGGTTTTCTTTTCAAAAGATTTTTTACTTTTAGAAGCCATTATATATAATTTAGTAAACGTTGGTTTTAAGTTTTAATTTTCATAAATTATTTATTTTTTTCTTTTTATTTTATATAAATGATGGAAATGTTTGACGTCAACGAACTTATTAAGCGCATTTTTAAGTATTTAATTGAAGGTTTAATGGTCGCTATTGCTGCCTTCGCTATCCCTAAACGTTCCTTAAATTTTGAGGAAATCGCTTTACTTGCCTTAACTGCCGCCGCCACTTTTGCCATTTTAGACACTTATATTCCTGCAATGGGTGCTAGTGCTCGTTCAGGTGCTGGCCTAGGCATTGGAGCAAACCTCGTAAATTTTCCTGGGGGTTTCTAAGCATTTATCGTAAGATACATATATATTTCATAAAATAATAAAAATTATGCTTTTATGAAAATAACTTAAATATAATTATACGTTATATTTTAGAAAATGAAATATAATAGTGAATCACTACTTACATATTGTAATGATAATCATATAACTCTAATAGATACTAGTATTAATAATATCATAAGACGAGAAAGTTATATTAATTTTAATTGTATTAATTGTTTTAAGGAATTTACAAAAAGTTTTAGACAACTTGTAAAAACAGGAGCATATTGTCAAGTGTGTATGAATATAATTGTTAAAAATAAAATAAAAGAAACTAAAGTAAAATATGATATTAATATATTAATAAATTTTTGTAATGAAAATAATATTTTATTGATTGATGATTATTCAAATAAATATATTAACAGAAATAGTGAAATTGAAGGCATTTGCAAAACCAATTGCTGTGAAAATATTTTTAAAAAATCATTTAGAGAATTATTAAAAATAAATGGTTTTTGTAAAGATTGTAGTAAAGAAAATGGAAAGGCAAAAATAATAGAAACAAACATTAAAAAATATGGAGTTGATAATCCTATGAAAAATGAAAATTTTAAAAATAAACAAAAACAAACAATGATAAATAAATACGGAGTAGAACATAATTCACAATCTGAAGTAATAAAAAACAAAAAACAAGATACTTGCATTAAAAACTTTGGTGTTTTATGTCCTTTAAAATCACCAGAAATTAGAGAACAAATTAAACAAACTAATTTAATAAAATATGGTGTAGAAAATCCACAACAAAATCTGAATATTAGAAATAAAAATTATGAAACAAATCTTAAAAAATATGGAGTAAAACATTTTATGCAAACTGATGAATTTAAAAACAAAGTAGTTCAAACAAATTTAAAGAAATATGGTGTGCCACATCATTCACAAAATCCAGAAGTATCTGAAAATATGATTAAAAATGCATATAATAGAAAAACATATGTATTACCCTCCGGTAAAATAATATTTATTCAAGGATATGAGAATTTTATGTTAGATTATTTATTATCAGTTGAAAAAATTGATGAAAATGAAATAATTACAAAAAGAAACGAGGTTCCTGAAATTTGGTATAATGATAAAATGCAAAAACAAAGAAGACATTATGTTGATTTTTATATTAAATCTCAAAATAGATGCATTGAAGTAAAATCTATGTTTACAAATCAAGAAAAAAATAATGTATTTGAAAAACAAAAAGCAGCAAAAGATTTAGGATTAAACTATGAAATTTGGATTTTTAATAAATTAGGAAATTTAATAGAAAAATATATATAATACAATAATAATATTATTATATTATATATGAAATCAAAAACTAACAAAAGAAAATTACAACGTGGAGGTGCGTTTTCTCCACAAGAAAAAGAATTATTATTAAATAATGGTTTTACACAAGAACAAATAGATGAATTAGAGCAAAGAAATATTGATTTTGAACGCATTACAGACAAAATAGATGAAATAATGAATCAAAGTGATATAGGTTTTGCAGGTAATTCAGATGAATTAACAGATGCAGTTATGAATGCATTAAATCAAGATGCAATTGATTTAGAAGAAGCTATACCTGCTAATCCTGATGATGTACATGATTTAGATTTTGGATTTAACTTTGATGATGAAATAATAGCAGGCGATGATGGTCCATTAAATATTAATGATTTAAACATAACTCCAACCGATTCCGAATCAGGACATACTACAGCAAGTGATGATTCTTTTAATGGAGGTAAAATGAAATCTAATAAAAAAAGAACTAACAAAAGAAAATCTAATAACAGGAGAACTAACAAAAGAAGTCAAACTAACAAGAAAAGATATAACAAAAGAAAACAAACTAGCAAGAAAAGATATAACAAAAGAAGAACTAACAAAAGGAGATATAACAAAATAGGTGGAAAAGGTATGACAGATACAATTACAACAGAACCTTATGGCTATAAAGAAGACGAATACGACCAACAAAAAAATGCGTTAAATTATTAATTTAAACAGTTGCCAAAAATTCCCAATTAAGTATATTACATATTTTTTTCCATATTTCATCTTGTTCTATTAATTTTTCTCTATCTTTTAGTAATGGTATATCTGGTAAATATTTGTCTTCGCCCAATAATTCCAATAATTTATATAAAACATAAAAGTAATTCAAAAAATTGATGCGATAATCTGGACACGATTGAGCATAAGGTGCTTGAATTTCAATAAAGTAATTATATAAACTTTCTTCTAATTCTGGACTTAATACAGGAGGAGGTATTCCTAATTTATTTTTAATAAACGCAATATGTTCATAATATTTACTTAATTCTAATTTTTTTAGTATTTCTTTTGTTTTTTGGTGGGTTAAATGTTCTAAAGTGATGCGTTCTTTTTTAATTTGTTGCTTTATTTTTTCGATTACATCGGCTTGTATTTGTGTTGTTTCTTTGCCTTGAAATTGAGCAATAATTTCTTTAAAATGGTTAATCTTTTTATAAGCATAAAAACAAACTTCTTTAGGGGGTTCTTTATAACTTGGTTTATCATTTTCAACTAAATATGGTGTATTAACAAAACAAACGTTACAAATAAGTTGACCTTCATCATCAAGTGGTATTAATTCGCCTTTAAAGCAACTTTGACAAATATCAGTTGGTCTAACAAATGCATTGATATCTAGAAAAGATTCATCAACATTACTTAAATATTTTTGAACAATATTTTTGTTGTTATTTTGATTGTTATTTGTATTTACTTGTTCTTCTGTTGGTTTTTGAATTTTAAATATATTAAAAACAAGTTGATTTTTGTTAGTTATAGATTTATTTGAACTAACATTTTCTTCGCAATTTTCGATATTTTTTTTATTTTCAAAGTATTCAAATATATATTTAGAATTATCTAAAAAATAATTTGTTTTTTTATATTTTAATTCACGAAGTGTTGCGTTTATTTCTTCAATTCTATCTTTAATTTCCATTTTTTGTTCAATAGATAAAATGTCTGATTCAATTTCTAGTTGTTTTTTAAGACTATATCTTTCTTCTTTTAATTCAGGTATAATATCTTGTTCATCTTTAGCAAAGTCATTTAAAATTTCCTTATGTTTGCCGTCTAAAGTAGTAGTATATGTTTTATAGTACTTTATTTTTTTATTTGCCTTTGGTTTAAATGATGGCATAGCAAAATATATTATAAATATGAATAAGTATTTAATTAATAATTTATATAAAATATATAATTTACCAAATAAATTATTATATTTAATAATAATAATATAAATGCCTTGATTTAGTTATAGAGCAACTTCACATAATGCTAAATTTCCAGATATTCCCGCAAACAAAGTATATGTATTACAAAGTGATATGCGTCAAGTATCTAGAATAAGAACATTTGCAAAGGCTCATAACATCACGAGTGATGTGTGTGGTGGCCTGGGCTGTCAGCCAAATTATATATGGTATCCTCGTTCTCAAACTTGTGGTTCGAATTAATTATTTTATTTTAGAGTTTAGTTAAAATCTAAAATAAAGAATAAAAATATAATTTATAAAATGGATATAGAGACAATTTCACATAGTTTAGAGTCACATAGTTTAGAGTCACATAGTTTAGAGTCACATAGTTTAGAAATAGATAAACATAAATTTCAAAAAATGATTTTTTTATATAATGCTTTAGATGGTGGATGGTCTATTAAAAAACGAGGTCAATCATATATTTTTACAAAAAATCACGAACAAAAAAAAGAAATTTTTAATGAAAATTATCTTTCTTCATTTATGAAGGAAAATTTTGATATTAATAAATTACTTTCGTAAAAAATGAAGGAAAAATAATAATTTAATTAAATTAATTAATTTATTTTTTGGAAAAATTTTTTCTTTTAGGAATGTATAAAATGGGAGGCGGATTAATGCAACTCGTAGCTTACGGAGCTCAAGATGTTTACCTTACAGGTAATCCTCAAATTACTTTTTGGAAAGTAACTTATCGCAGATACACTAACTTTGCGATTGAATCTATTGAACAAACCTTCAATGGTCAAGCCGATTTCGGTCGTCGTGTTCAATGCACTATCTCTAGAAATGGTGATTTAGCTTACAGAACATATTTGCAAGTTACTTTACCTGAAATCAACCAACTTATGGGTGTCGCTTCCTTCGCCACTGGCGCTGGTTCTGGTGTCTATGCTCGTTGGTTAGATTTCCCCGGTGAGCAATTAATCGCTCAAGTTGAAGTTGAAATTGGTGGTCAAAGAATCGATCGTCAATATGGTGACTGGATGCACATCTGGAATCAATTGACTATGACTGCTGAACAACAACGTGGTTATTTCAATATGATTGGTAACACCACTCAACTTACCTTCATCACTGATCCTTCCTTCTCTGATGTTGATGGACCATGTGATTCTATGGCTCCTCGCCAAGTTTGTGCCCCCAGAAATGCCCTTCCTGAAACAACTTTATATATTCCTCTTCAATTCTGGTTCTGCACCAACCCTGGTCTTGCCTTGCCGTTGATCGCTTTACAGTATCATGAAGTCAAGATTAACTTAGATATTCGTCCTATTGACGAATGCTTGTGGGCTGTTACTACCTTGAACTGCAATGCTGGAGGTGCTGTTCCTACTGGTTTGAACCCTGCTGGTGCTGCTTATGCTGCCAACCAATACCCAGTTGGTCGCCCAGTTCCTGCTGCTATTGCCTACAATCAATCTTTGGTTGCTGCCTCTTTGTACGTTGATTACGTCTTTTTAGATACTGATGAACGTCGTAGATTCGCCCAAAATCCTCACGAATACTTGATTACTCAATTACAATTCACTGGTGATGAATCTGTTGGTTCTTCTGCTAACAAGATCAAGCTCAACTTCAACCATCCTGTTAAGGAATTGGTCTGGGTCGTCCAACCCGATCAAAACGTTGATTATTGCTCTTCCCTTGTTTGCGATGCCACTTTATTCAAGGTGTTAGGTGCTCAACCTTTCAACTACACTGATGCCATCGATGCTTTACCAAACGCTATCCACGCTTTCGGAGGTGCTGCCTCTATTGCTGCTGATTCTCGTTCTTACATTGATGCTCGTGGATTGTTCAATGATGCTGGTGCTCTTGATTATGAAGTTCCTCCTGGTTTCACTGGATACTGGAATGGTCCTTCTAATCCTTACAATGAAGTAAATATGGGTGGTCCAACTGTTCCTTTGAACTCTACTGGTTCTACTCTTCCTGCTTCTATCATTGCTCAATTACAAGACTTAGCTGCCAATGGTCACGAACAGAACTCCACTGTTTCTGATGCTGGTACTTTTGTTTTGTCTGAAACTTCTTTGGATATGCACTGCTGGGGTCAAAACCCCGTCATCACTGCTAAGCTCCAATTGAACGGTCAAGATAGATTCTCTGAGCGTGAAGGAACTTACTTCTCCTGGGTCCAACCATTCCAAGCCCATACTCGTAATCCTGATGAAGGTATTAACGTGTATTCTTTTGCCTTGAGACCAGAAGAGCATCAGCCAAGTGGCACGTGCAATTTCTCCCGCATTGATAATGCTACCTTGCAATTGGTTTTATCCAACGCTACCGTTGAAGGCACCAAGACTGCTAAGGTTCGTATCTATGCTACCAACTATAACGTCTTAAGAATTATGTCTGGCATTAAATCCACCTGTGCCAAACAGTTGGCTGCCACATTAGATATTTGCTTACTAATGTGGGTAAACAGTGTAAAGCAAATATACATTCAAGCCCAAATAATGAATGTATTATATAACCAGCTAGTCTGTATTTGACTATATTGTCAGATGGAGGCAACATTTCTAAATTGCAGAAACATCCTGAGAGCCTTTTCTACTACTTTAAATTGTGAAAGCATTTTAAATACCCGGGGTAATGACCTAGGGCATAGTAATAACGAAAAGGATTGGATAATCCGCAGCCAAGCTCCTAAGTGCGCTAATGCAAGCATATGGAGAAGGTTCAGAGACTATAATGAAATGGGGTTGAGAAAGTTAGCAACTTTCTGTGATACCTTAAGGGATAGTCCAAATTTATGTAGAAATATATAAATAATAGCTAAAACGGGGTGGCTTAGCTTATTCAAATTAAAGAAACTAATAACAAAACAATTACAATTACAAATATATTATTTACAAATAATAACTTAAAAACAAATTCATATTATATATTATAAAATATGAATTACGAACTTTCATATAATTTTGATGCTAATTTAAATTGTGGAATTATTTGTTTTAATGATAAATTTGTTCTTATAGATTTTATTGATTTATTTTCTATTATTAATTTTAGTAAAAATTTTATTCATTATTATCCTTATGAAAAAGACTATCCATATTATTTGCGTAATAATCAAAAAATTTCATATTTAGAATATATATTTAAATATGACAGTTCAAATATTGAATATAAATTTAAGAATGGTAATAAATATGATTTAAGAAAAAATAATATTGAAATTATTCATAGTTATCATAACGTAATATTATCTAATTACAATGTTATAGAATATAATTTAGGTCATTTTTCTGAAACTGGAAAAGATGCTTATGTTATTAAAAATCCTATGTGGAAAATTAATGATAATAATAATATTTATTGGTTAATGTATTGTGAAAAAAATATAATTATAAAATTATGTGAATTATCTATTAATAAAATTAATGAATATGAAATTAATCATTATAATGGTAAAAAAAATACATTTTTTATTCATTCAAATGGATATATTCATAGCACATCTGGATTATATATTCATCAAATTATAATGGGTTGTTATGGAAATGGTAAAGGAACCTTAAATATTAGTGTAGATCATATAGATCAAGATCCATTAAATAATACATATAATAATTTACGAATTGCAACTAGAGAAGAACAAGAACAAAATAGCAAAGGAATTAAAGAAGGAACTAAACGAGCTAGAAAAACTTCTGCAATTGAATTGCCTGAAGGAATAACACAAGAAATGATGCCAAAATATGTTTATTATTTAAAAGAATATAGAAACAAGGAAAAAACACTTTCAAGAGAATTTTTTAGAATAGAAAAACATCCAAACTTAGATAAAAAATGTTGGGCTACAAGCAAATCTAATAATATAAGTATTCAAGATAAACTTAAACAAGCAATTAATAAATTAGAAGAATTAAATAAAATTGAAAAATAATATAAAGAGAAGAATATATGTAACAATATACAATGATTGAAGAAGACAATTTGAAACATTTAAATAAATATAAGTACGAACCTCCAAATCCATCTTATATTTCTGGGTTTATTGATGGAGATGGATGTATTTTTATAAGAAAAATAAAAGATGGATTTCAATCCGGAATATCTATTACACAGTGTAGAACAAATATTATTCAAGTCTTAAGATATCATTTTGGAGGAAACATAACTTCTTCAACAAATAGAAATAATAACGTTGAAAATATATTAAATAATAATGATGATATCGACAAATATAACAGAAGAAATCAATATAACTTGATAATAAGAAGCAACGAATATTATAATATTATTGAATATATAAAATATTATATGGTTATAAAGTGCGAACAAATTAATTGTTTAAATAGGTTTTCAAAATTAATTAACCAACAAAATATGCAACAAGAAAAATTGGAATTATATTTAAAATGTTCTAATTTAAATAACGGAAACGAAAATAACACGATAAATTTTAATAATATTAATATACCATATATAGCTGGTTTATTTGACGCCGAAGGATGTTTATACATTAATAAACAAAAACATACAAAATATTATATATCTTTAACCCAAAAGAATCATCCTCAAGTATTAAATTATATATCAACATTTATGAATTTCGGAAAAATTGATTCCGAAAAAAAATATAAAATTTACAATAAAACTGATTGTTTAAAATTTATAAATGCTATTAAACCATATTTAATAGTTAAATATAATCAAGCTATTGCATTTGAAAATTACTTATTAACAGATAATATAATTATAAAACAAGAATTATATGTTATTTGCAATAAAGAAAAACATGAAATTGAAATATTTAATGACTTGAATAAAAATAATAAAGGGAAAGAAGGGTTTTATGAAACTTTAAGATTAAAAAATATAAAAAATCAAATATGTAAAGAAATTCATATGAAACATATTTATAAGGAAAAATCCAAAAATATGAAAGGAATTAATAATCATAATTATGGAAAAAAATTTTCAGAAGAAACAAAACAAAAAATATCTAATTCTATAAGAGAATCAAAAGGAAGTGTAAGTGATGATATTATTTTACAGGTTAGATTATTAATAGAACAGGGATATAAAAATATTGATATACAAAATAGTTTATCTTTAAATAGACACACAGTAACTAGAATTAAAAATGGCACAATTGTATGTAGAAATGAAAATAAAAATCAAAAAATACCTTTAACCAAAGAACAAATAGCAATATCAAAAAGAAAAATAACAGTAAATGAAATTTTATGTGTAGTTGATAAATTATTGGAAAAATGGGAACCAATGCAAATATTAAATTATTTAGTTGAAGAAAGGAATAAAAATGAATTTAAAAATACATTAACCGTTAATATAATAAAAAATATTAAAGCAAATATTTTAAAGGATAAACTAATAATATACAAAAATGAGATTAATCAAGAACAATTTCTAGATTTAACAAATAAAATTAATAATATTAAACAAATCTATATATAAAAATATTTTATTTTATCTATATATTATGGAAAATAAATATAAAGAACAATATTATAATATTAAAAAAGATAGACGAGAAAATAAACGTATTGAAAAAAGAAAATTAAATGGTGAAGAAGTTATTTTTATTTTTGAAAAAGTATTGGAAAAATGGCCCACCATTAAAATTTATAATGTTATTAAACAAAATAATCCAAATACAAGCTTAAATAAACAAAAAACCGAAGTTATAGCAACAGGAAATTGTAAAGTATATGAATCTGAATTAACAAAAGATAGATACCACTATTATTGTCAATTAAGAAATAAAATATATGAATTAAATAATAAAAACCAAGTTAAAATAATATAAAATTTATTTAATTTTATTAAATGATAAGCTTCCACTAAATACTATATTACCTTCATATAATACAATAATAAATATCGTATTATATACGTCTATTTTTTGAATAACTTTTAATATATTAGCCAACATATAATAAGTTTTTACCATCAACTGATGCAATATATTATTTTTGTCAAATATACCCAATTTAAAACGCACTTTGCTTAAATCTGGTAATCCTTTTATTACATTTGTTTTTATGTTTTCAATAAATTGCTGTATATACCCTTTTTCACCATAACAATAACCAAATTCTTTATATGGATTCATAATTTTAACGCTATCGATATTTCTATTATCCCATTTTATTTTACAACCCATATTTTCATAATATATTTTTTGTTTGTTAGACATTTTTTATAAATAAGATATATAACACAAATTAGCTTTATAAAATTTAATTCAATTTTAATTATAATTATAATTTAGTCATTTTTTGAATTTGATTATAATAATAATTATATTTTATATAATTAATATATGAGTGATAACGAAGACAATAAAAACAAAACTAATTCAAATATATCAGAACGTTCATCTAATGGTGAATTAAATCCAAGCATTGATACTGTTAGTTTACCTTATAAACAAAACTTTACTAATGCTGTAGAAAGTCCTGGAGTTGAATTAAGTCAAGATAATAGAGTAAATGGTGTATCAAAAGTAACAATTAAATTTGCTAGAGAAGAAGATATGGTTTTAATGTGTTTATCGGCATTCGTTCACGATTATATTCACGATTATAATTTAGGAACTATGCATTCCCGTGTAATTAATAAAAATACAGAATTATTTAAAAGTTTAAACATTAAAATGGGTTTACAATATTTTAAAACATTTGCTTATAGTTACGGCGGTGCACCAAGAGATATTGCTATGTATAATGATTTAGAGTATTCTGATGTATATAAAGGTCAAAAAAGAGGTGTATATAATTTTAATTTTGATAATAACGAAGTTTCAAATACCAAAAATTTAACTGGAGGTGAATTAGAGCCAAATGTAGTTGCAGAAGGTCCTTTTAATTTAAAGCAAGAATTTATTAAAAGCCCTGATTCTGATATTTATGAATCAAAAGAACCAAAAGAAGTTTTAGAAGTATATGGCTTTAGTTTATTAAAACCATTAGTAGGCGGTTTAACGGAAGAAACATTAAATATATTATATCAAAAATATGAAAATGATGCGGATATAATTGCATTACATTCTTCATTAAATACATTTATAGTTACATATTTGGGATGTAAAATTCGTAATAAAAGTCCATTATTTTCAAATATAATAGATAACGCAACTAACAAAAAGAATGCTAGCGAACTAACAGATATTTTAAATGCGTTTGATTATTTAATTTATTCCTTTTTAGTAGGTTCATCAGATGATTCAACACTTTTAGGATATGCTGATTTGTTTATATTATTAAAATGTGCTTTTTGTTACGTGGTAGATAAAAATAACAATAATTTAGGTACAGATAATTTTACTTTGTTAGTTTCATCAGATGTAGTAAACCAATTTATAATGAATTATATTGGTTATATATGTTGTAATAGCATAGATGAAATAGTAAATTATTTTCCTCAAGTAGAAGAAAAAAGTATTCAAATGGGTGGAACTGAAGAAGGAGAAGAATTTGAAATTGAAGTTGTTAGTAGAAAGAAAAGAACTAAGAAAAAGGTACCAGTTCCAACATATGAATTACCAAAGGAGGAGCCAGAATATACATATATTTTGGAGCCAGTTGAAGGATATTGGTCTCCATCTAACAAAATGTATTTTAATATTGCTGAATATGTGTTTATAATGCATAATAATTTGTTAACAACAATATCTCGTGGTATGTTTGTGAAGTTAGGTATATGGCAAAAAATATTTGGGGAAAATTATACATTTGGAAACGAACAAATGAATCAAATAACTTTAGAAAAGTTGAGAGAATTATATCCATTTGAATTAAATAGAAATAATGAATTATTATGTTTGCAAATATTGATTTTAAAACGTATGTTATTAGAAATGAATCCTGTATATACAGTAACATTTGGTACAAAAATAGATGATGATTTAAAGGATTATTTAGATGCGTTTTATAATGAATTTTATTTAGATAAAAATCAAAAATCGGAACCTTCGCCGAACTTTCCTGAAGAAGTATATAACCCAACTATAGAAGGTCCAGAAGCTATAATTGAAAATTTACCGGAATTTAATGCTTGTGATGATAATTGTATGGAAGGTGATTTAGATTTAGAAGAAGTATCTGGAGACGAATTTGCTGGATCAGCGGAGACAGAAGGGGGAGGCCAAATTATATCGGCTTTAAGACCTAAACCTGATAATAATGTAAATCCAGGTGATATTGAAATGATTAGAAGACCTGACGAACCTTTAGAACAACCTTTAGAACAACCTTTAGAACAACCTTTAGAACAACCTTTAGAGCAACCAGTAGAAGAATCGGTAGAACAACCAGTAGAAGAATCGGTAGAACAACCTTTAGAAGAATCGGTAGAACAACCTTTAGAAGAATCGGTAGAACAACCAGTAGAAGAAATATCCCCAATATCACCGGATTCAAAATCAGTTAATGTTAGTTCACTAACTAACAAATCGGTTGGTTTAGATGGAGTTGCATTGTTACCTATTTTATTTAATAAACTTAGAAAAATGTATCAAAATAATATTTATGTAATACAAAATTTACAAGCAAGTTCTATTCCTCAAGTAGAAAATAATGGAGAACAAATAAGTAATTTATATGATTTATTAAAGGCAAATGAAACATTAATAAGTAAAAATGAGGGTTATAAAATAGCGGCACCTAAATATAAATTTATAATAAATAATGCGGCAAATATTGCAGCAAATATAAATGGTATACGTTTGTTTGTTGCAAGAAGAATGTTAGAAGAAATAACCCAAACAATAGAAAGCATAGAAAATGATCCAAGTTTAACTTTAGATAAAATTGACGAAGAATATACGCAAGCATCACAAGCAGTTGATGAAATAAAGGAAAAGTTAGTTCAAATGGAACAAAAAAAGCGTGCAGCAAGTCAAGGGGATGCAATGTTAACATTAGAAGAATATACAGAGTTAGATGTTTTAAAGAAAGAATACAAGTCAGCAGAGCGTCAAATGTTAATACCATTAGAAAATAAATTTTTCTTGCTAACACAAAAATTAGATAATAATGAATTTTACAAAGAATTTGTGGAAAATTATAAGAAATGGTTTCAAGATGCTCAGCCATTTTTTGGTTTATATCGTTCTATTAAACGTGGTGTATTTTGTCCCACTACATCAATGATGGATGCAATGGATAATTGTTCCTTGAAGTATGAAGCGTCGGAAACGAAGGAAGTAGGAACGTCCAATTATGAACTTTTATATGAAAATGCGGATAAAACGCGTTATATATCATATGGTGGGGTTGTATTAAATTACAATAAAACATTTTCAAATGGTAAAACACGTTTATGTGCGTTATTAGATTTTAAATTAAAATGTAATTTAGATTTAGGAGAAGATATAGCAAGTGTTAGTACATCAGATATTGCTGTAGTCGAATCAAATGATTTAAAAGCTCGTGTCGCATATGTAGGAGTTGTAAATAGAATGAAGGAAATATATGATAATAGTTTTGGTGAAAGCGAAGAGCGTGACTTAAGTAAAATGTGGAATTCTGTACAGTATAATGAACCTTCTAATCGAATAAATTTTAATAGATTATTAGGAGCAACTGCATTAAAAACAATGGGAGATTTTTTACAAGAATGTCAAGCTTGTTTTAAATGGGGAGGATATATATCTAATTTAAATTCTGTACCTGAAGAAATTAAAAATTTAATACAAAAAGAAGGAATAACACCATTATATAGAAGTGTTAGTAAAAATAATTCAATAGTTCCTTATGATAACTATGGTAATGGATTACGTTTAGGAATACAAGGTGATAGACCATCAGGATTTAGGTCAATTTATATGTTGCTTAATGGTTTAGAAGGTGTTAATGAACAATCAATGACTGGATATATGTATACATCAGCAACTCAAAATCCATCAAGAACTTTGTTAGTTGCAAGAAACGAGGGAAAAATAAATGCAAATGGGTTACCAGGGTCAGTAATATATGTTACCAGAGAGTTACAGAGACCTGATAGATTAGCATTTTTAGCAACATTAAAATACTTAAAAATGGCGGTTAAATTACGCGCTACAAGATCTGGTATAAATGCAGTAAGACAAATTGTTGACCCTGTTATACATTGGTCTAGAGAAGGAGATAAAACATTAGAATCTATGCCAAGAGGAACAAGACAGGAAGCACTTAAAAATATAGCATATAATGATTTGTTAGATTATGAAGATTCCGAAATGATGACACGTATTATAGGTAATATACCAGTTGAAGAGCCAGAAACGGAGGAAGAAAAAGAAGAGCGTTTAAAAGCGGAACAAGAAAAAGCAGAAGCAGCAGCTGCAGCAAAGGCAAAGGCAGAGCAAGAACGTAAAGAGAAAATAGAAATAAATACTGCAAAAGAGAAAGAAATACAGACAAAATTAGATGAATTTATGTCTCAACATCCAAATTTGGATAATGATATAGAAAATGTAGATGTAGATATTCAAAGATTAACGGGAGAATGGCAGGAGTCGGAAGTATATAAAAATTTAGAAAAACAAATAGAAGAATATTCGAAGGCAGGTCGTAGTGAAAAAGAAAAAAAACAAATATATACTGAATATTTAGCAACAGAAAATTTAATCAATACAGTAACAATGATAATTGAAGATACAAAACGATTGGAATCAAAACCAGTTGAAAATTTAACGAGAAAAGAAAAAGCAATGGTAACAAGTTTACAACAAAAAGAAGACGAATTAGTTAGTTTAAAAAGTAAATTAAAGGAAAATGCTGTTGGAAAATTAGAAGAAGAATTAGAGGCTTCTAAACCTGTTGAACTAACAAATAAAGAATCAGAATTGAAAACATTAAATATGTTAGTATTAGAACGAAATGAACTAACAAAATCATTAAAATCGGTACAACAATCAAGTAGAAGTTTAGAGACAATTATAAGTAAAAATAAAGGAGGAACAAAACATAAAAATAGAATAATAGAAAAAAAACATACAAAAAAAGGAAATAAAATGCGTAATAAAGTAACAAAGAAACATAAAAAGGTACGTTTTCATAAAACAACAAAAAAACATATATAATTTTATAATATCAAAAAATAATATTATAAAATGTTAAAAGATTAATTTTCCTCTTGTTCTTCCTCTTCCTCTTCTTCATTATTATCAGATTCTTCAAATTCTTGTAATCTATCTGTATTTAATTCCTCAGGCATTTCTTCATATTCTGTTCCAGTCCATTTAATATTTTTACTATTAAATAATATATTCATATTTATAACCTCGGGTTTGTCTTCAGAAGCAAATTTAGTAAATAATGTTTTAATTTGTTGGTCATCTCTAAAACGTGCACTATATTCTTGCTGTATATTATTACGTCCAATACGTCCTAAAGCTTGAATAATTTTTTCTTGTGTTAGTTCTAAATCTTTGCTAATATATCCGTGACAAAACTGATAATTAGTTCCATAAATATAATCACTATCGGCTATAATTAAATATAGTTTTTGTGTATCCGCAAGTTTTTTCATAATTTCTGTGTAAGCAATGCTTTTATGCTCTGTAAATACACCAATACCAAGAAGAAGTAATATTTTCCAGCTATCATCAACATCTTTAAGAAGCATAATAGAGGCAATAATATCATCATCAATTTTGCTGGTGAAAGATGTATTAGTGTTAAGTTTATCAGCCCATTTTTGAAGATGTGGTAGTTTATTAGGGACAAATATGTCATCTAAAGCAGCGCGTTTAATAAGAGTCTTTAGACTACTAATATCTTCATTAATTTTTGTTAGTTTAACGCTATTTGTTTTTTCCATTTTATTTTCGGCAATTTTAGAAGCCTTTTTTCTGTCTTTACGTTGTCCAGCACTGTTACCATTTCCAGAACCACTGTTAATTTTAGCTGCTAATCTTTGTTCTTCAATTTCAAGTTCATTTTCTAATTCGGCAATTTTAGCATTGATTTCATTATTGAAAGAAATTTTATCCATAATATCTTTCATAACCACTGCGGGAATATTTGATTGTTGAATACAAAATTTTGCTATTTTTTGCAAATCATTTGCTAAGAATATAGTTGGACCATCCTTTAAAGTATAAGCATCTTTAGTCGTAATATACACACCACTACTTCCAGGTGCTTCTAAATTAGAACCATTAGTTGCTGATATTTGTTCGGAAGATAAACGTGTAATTTCTTGTCCACTGTATCTTGTCATTGGTTTAATGATTTTATTTCCTTTTGTATCTACCGTATTATTAAATTGAAGGCGTTTCAAACGATTATTAGTAAAATGAGAATAAATAATAGGCCAAGCATCTGGTTTAATATTATTTAATACACGTAAATAATGTATTTTAATTGATTTCATATCAATATCATTTACAGAGACAAAATTTCTGGTAAATTTTGATTTACTATTACTGATAAAATTATTATTTTCAGTATAAGATATAAAATCAGATGCTTCTTTAAGGTCAAAGTATCGTAATAAAGTTAAGTTGCAATTGCAATGTTCTACAACGGTTAAAATATCGTAATAATTTGAATGTAAATAATGTGGCATAACAGTGTATCCGTTATTATCCAATAATGGTATAGTTTTTCTGCAATCGTGACTAACAATATTACTAATATTTGCATTCGCAAACTTTTCGTGAAAATTAGAAATAGTTTGGGTTAATTCTTCCATTTTAGGTAATGTAGCAGAAGAAAGTACAAAATTTGGAATCAAATTCTGAGACCAATTCTTTTTAATTACTTTATGTAAATCGTGTGTTTTATAATCCATAGTAATAGTTGGTTCATCCCAATAAGTAACAATATTGTGTGCTTCATTGAATGCAAGCATATAATACATTGCGGGAATATAAGAACGAATATCACAAATAATAATTTCAACTTTATCACCAACTGTGTTATCAACTTTTTTAATTTGACCGGTGCGTTTATTTACGGTATAATCAGTAGCAGCAAAGTAATGTAATCTAACATCTTCAGCACTAGAGCAACCAAATGCAAATGCGATTTTCTTTTTAATTGAAATAGCGGAACGAGCTAAAGCAAGACCAACGTGACGTGCAGCGCAGACAAATATAACTTTGTATTTTTCGGATAATCCAAGTGGAGTTAATGTTTTTCCAGTGCCAGTAGGAGCAATATATAGTATTAGTTTTGGGTCAGACGATTTAATGCAGGTAAATATTTCTTTTTGATGTTCATATAAATGTAAATCATTATATTTTAAAAGATTTTTATTTTTTTCAATATATTCAGCTGAATTTTCTAAAATATACATTAAGTTAGCATCAGATTCATAATTATTAAGGAAACATTTAATAATATTAATGATAATTTTATTAACTTTTTCGACATTATTTTGTACTAAAATATTAAGAGTATAATAATAATAATGCCATTTAGATTTACCTTCAAATTTGTATTTAACCATTTTTTCGAGATTATCGTATAAGATAAATTCATAAATATTATTAATATTTTCTCCACCGATATCAATTTTATTAACTCGAATTTCATCACAACTTTTAAGTCTAACTATTCCGGCAACTGAAATGTTATATTCGGAATTAGTTTTTAGGTCGTGTTTTTTAGAAGTATTAAATGTGATAAAATTGGTGTTAGTATCATTAACAAGGGATTTAATTTTGTCGGCAAAATATTTGACATATAAGAATTCTTCAATTTGAGGACTATATTCAATTTTAAGATAAGTGAATAATGAATTAGTTTTATTAATTTTGATATGAACATTATGAAAACCTTTAATAATAAGATTAAGAATTTCTTGTTCGGAATCGGAGACGGGGATTTCAATAGAATCCCATTCAGACTTTGATAATTTTCTTTGCTTAAGATCCATTTTAAATGAGTTGTATGTAATAGTAATATGTCATTATTTCTTTATATTAATTTTAATTCAATTTTTTATCCACCTTTGAAAAGGTGGAGCCAAACATTATAGCCGCATTTTGGAGGATAGAAAAGTAGGCATATCTCCTACGTATTGTTTGGCTCCACCTTTTCAAAGGTGGATAAAAAATTGAAACATTTTATTTATAAATACTTAAAGATATACACTTAAATTATACAAAATGTCTATGTCAACTGAATTAAATAATAATATTAGAATTATTTCTATTGAAGGTAATATCGGCTCCGGTAAAACTACATTACTTAAGAAACTTAAAGAAAAATACGTAAATAACCCAAATATTATATTTTTAAAAGAACCTGTTGATGAATGGGAACAAATTAAGGATAATAATGGACAAACTATGCTTCAAAAGTTTTATGCAGATCAACAAAAATATTCATTCGCATTTCAAATGATGGCTTATATTTCTCGTCTTAAAATTTTAAGAGATACTGTTAAAAATATTAATTTACAAATTCAAAAACGTTCATCAACTTTATCTGATTATGAATCTTATGGTAATATAAATAATAATTATGTTATTATTACTGAACGCAGTTTATATACTGATAAATTTGTGTTTGCTAAAATGCTTTATGACCAAAGAAAAATTGAAGATGTATGTTATAAAATTTATTTAAATTGGTTTGATGAATTTGCTAAATCATATCCAGTTATGAATTTAATTTACGTAAATACTGAACCTAAAACTTGTTATAACCGTATTCATTTAAGAGCAAGACAAGGTGAAGAAGTTATTCCTTTAAATTATTTAAAAGAATGTCATCAATATCATATTGATTTTATTGAAAATACTCCTGAAACTACACACGATATGGTATTAAACTTAGATGGAAATAAAAATATATATGAGAATCCGTTAATATTGGAACAATGGTTGCAAGAAATAGGACAATATGTTATTAAACAATAATATAACTATTTAAATAATAATAATTATATTATAATTATAATGATACCTCAAAATAATAACTTTAAAAAAGATGATGATGTAAATAACAATAATGAACAAGATATTGTTTATAACAAAACTTTACAAATATTTTTTGTTGTTAGTTTGATTTTAATGTGTATCTATATAATATTTTTTTTTTTGTTTTTTTTAATTCGCTAAAATCGGCGTTTTAAATGTCCAAAGGTGTAATAAATTATAATTCTAAATCTAACACAACTGGCCAATGGTCTGAATCCCATTTTCCACAATATTCATTATAACCGTGATATATAAATAAATCTTTAATTTTTTTATCAATATTTTTTGTAACTAAAATATGATCTATCATTGATAAATCTGACTTTGTACTTGTATTACAATTATTATCGGAGTCATACCAATCCGTATATCTGTAATCTTGTTGTATCCTATATGCTACATTTGTTAGTTCATATTTACCGGAATTTGTGCCGCTTAATCCTTTTAATATATCTAATGTTCTAGATGTTGGTTCATGTGAATTTGTATCTAATACTTCGTAATCATAATCATTCATATCACCAATTACTATTATTTCATATCCAACTTGAATATAAGAGTAAATTATATTTTGTAATACTTGTGCTTGGGCTTCACGTTGAACACATCTATTTGGTTCTGTTGGTATTGCTAATAAATGTGCTCCAATTAAGGCAATATTAATATTATTTATTAAATATTCAGTTATATAATGTTTTGAAACACCTTCTAATCCACTTACAGTTGAATTACCGCACTTTGTTCCTTGAATTGGATATTCAACTTTTTCTTCTGTTCTATATAAATTTATTAATGGATCTATTTTAGTTATTAGACCAACATTTTGACCAGTTGCGCTGTCCGTTCCCTGTTTTAAATATGGTTTATATACACTAGATTGGCTTAAATTTGAAATTACCATATTAAGCTCATCACAACCTTCAACTTCACAAAGATTTATTATATCTGGTTCTAAATATTGTATTGTGTTAGTTACATAATCTAAATGAGTTTTTGCGTCATTTGTATTATGCCAAGTACATCCTGAACCGGGACAATCCATTGGCTTATAATAATCAATAAATAACCATTCAACATTATATTGAACTATTCTTAATACATCTTTATTAACACGTCTATCTTCGAATGTTGTTATAGTTGGACATTCTTTATCTGAAAATCCAGACTTAAAAAGAAAACACATTATTCCTAGTAATAACGTAAATAATGTCATTGCTATATTATGAAAATAAAAATAATAAAAAAATTGATATTTATATATTTTTTCACATAAATTAATATATAAATTAATGTCCAATAATTTACCAAAGATATTCCCTTTAATTACTTATCGTTTAAATTTTGATGGATGTAGTAAAGGTAATCCGGGTAAAGCCGGGATTGGAGCAGTATTATATTGTGGAGAAGATGAATTATGGAGTTCAAAACAATATATTGGAAACAGAACTAACAATGAAGCAGAATACTTGGCATTAATATTTGGATTAAAAGCTGCTATATCACGTTCTATAGATGAATTATTAGTTTGTGGAGATAGTATGTTAGTTATTAACCAAATGAATGGTTCATTTAAAGTAAAAAATCAAAATTTGCTAGAATTATATAATTACGCAAAAAGACTATGTAAAAGTTTTAAATATATTGAATTTAAACACATTTACAGACAATTTAATAAAAGAGCTGATAAATTAGCTAATGATTCGTTAATAATGTCAGATGATACGGAAGATGAAGATTATTTTGACGATGATAAAGATTATTTTGACGATGATAAAGATTATTTTGACGAAGAAACAAAAGAAGAACCAAAGCTAAAGCCTAAAAACAACTAACAATTAAATTTCCAAATGTATTTCCTGCAAAATTTGACAATAATTCAGAAAAAAAATATTTATTTACACCCTTGAAGATTTAAAACCGCACCTTTCTGTATAAAATGAAAGGAAACTTCAAGGTTTGCCTATTTCAAGGCATGTAAATTTTGGTTTTTCATTACACATAATTTTCATACATGAATTTACGAATACCTTATCTATAACTGGTAAAGTTTTATTTGTTTCATATTCTATGATGGTTTTACCATTTATTTTTTAATAATCGTCTATAATATAATTCACAATCGTGTTCACTTATTTTAAAACATGTAAACAATGAACATGATAATAAAGAATAATCATAATTATGATAAAACCTATAAGTATCATCAAATAGCTGAATATTTTGTCCAACATGGTGATAATAAAACATTGGAATTGATGTTATAATATCTCTTTGATTTGAAAAACGATAATGTGATAAATTTTCACGCTTGTCAAAATCTAATCTAAAATTATTGTTTCCTACACGAGGACTAGCAAATGAAACAACAATAATTTTTTGATTAATAATTTTAGATAATTGATAACCATAAAGTGTACTTAATGCAGCTCCTAAGCTATGACCTGTTACATATATTTGATAATCATTATATTCTTTTAATAATTCATTTACAATATTTGTAATTTTATTATAATTGTCATTTTTATAAAGTTGATTATAAAAACCTTGATGAACATATATATTATCTACTAATTTTTGTTTCATAACTTGAATATCATAATACCAATCAGTTTTTGATTCGCTTCCTCTAAAAATTATACAAATACGTTTTTTTATTCTGTTAAGTGTAATACCAACTTGTAAATCAGTTTTTTCATCACTAATAAATTCTATAATTTTCCCATCAGGATATTTTCTTTCTATTTCTAAAAATGCTTGTTTTCTAGTTTCATTTAACATATTTTCATTTTCTGATATATTATCAATATTTCCGTTATCATTTAATTTTAATGAAAAATTTTTACCATAATCATAAATTAACATTGTTAATGTTAATAAATCAATTGCATCACTATGTTTTAATAATGGAATGTTCATATAATATTATATTATATAATTTATAATTTATTTTCCTAAAAAATTTTTCTCATTTTTCTTTCCGGTCGGTCTAATAGAAAACAAAAACAACAAGAAACGGAAAAACAAGAAAAAGAAAGATTATGGATAGAATATAAACTTCAAAAACAAAATTATAATCCTTTATATCGGTAAAAAAAATATAAAAGGTGCAGTTTTAAATCTTCAAGGGTGTAAATAATGTTTATTAACTTGTTAGTAATCCGGAATAAAGAGTTTTAGATGATTTAAATTTTAATATATCTAATTCTTTTTTTGTAGTTGGAAAAATGTCATTACCATAAATATCTTGTAATAATAACCATTCAAATAATCCGCCGTTATACAAGTAAATATTATAAAAGCCGATATTTGTTAGTTGAGTATATTTTTTTTCAGTTGTTTCATCATTACAATTTTTTCCGTAAATTATAATTCTAATATTTGTGTTATTTTTTAAAAGTTCGTTAATAGTTTGTTCTTCTAAATTAGCATCTAATGTTCCAATAATTAAACATTGTTGTTCATTTAATGATAATGTATTAATAATTAAGTATAATTCTGGATTTTTTAAGGCAAATTGCATATCTTCAAAATTAATTTTTTTAATTGAATGTGTATTTCCCATATTGATATTATATTAAAACTAATTTTTAAATTTTAATATAATAAAATGTTTTTTAATTTTGTTAGTTTAATAATTTTGAAAAATCGCCATTATAAAAATGAAATAAAATAAAACTAATAAGGCCAAAACTAACATCATATAATAGCCATAAATATGCGTTTGAATTTTTATAAACAGCTGCATTTAAGAAAAACATAAAATAGAAAAAGGCGTGAATAGGGCGTAAATTGTTCCACCAAATTTTGTCGCCAAATACTTCAGTACCAGTATTTCTGGAGTTAGTTAAATAAATATAAGTAAATCCTAGAGCAGGTAAAAGTGCTAAATAACCTAAAATTTGTAAAAATTGTATGGAAGCATTTTTAGCTAAATAAACAAAAAATAAACGCATAGGAATACAACCGAGTAAAAATAGTAGAAATCGTTTTTGAATTGAGTTCATATATTATATAAATTAAATAATATTATCATATTACTTTAAGAATCATAAATAATATACTCACTATCAATATCTATATTACCAGGTAATTGTGATAGCAAGGATAATAATGCTTCACTTGTAATATCATTTTTTGTGGTTAATCCAATTAATCGTATATATATATAATTTGTTATATTATCAAATAAATTATCTTAGTAATATTTTGAACAACTATAGGGTCTTCATAATCATCAAAATATAAAAAAGCATCAGATTCCATTATACATATAATAAATATTTTTATATATATATAATATTATGCATTAAATGTAACCACTATTTCTACCTTCTCTTTTTTTATACTTTTTGTCGCTGACACTGATAATTCCTCTCGTTTTTTTCTTGTTTTTGTATCTGTTGTTCCTAAAAGTTCCTTACGTCTTGATGTACTATTTCTATTATTCATATCTTTTTCTATTGTCTCATAATTATTCTCTATATATTCTACTACTTTGTTTTCTAAAGCCCATTTAAAAAAATTTAGCTGACCTATTGTTGTTTCTATTGATTTTCCATCTACATATGGCATCTCTATACGCTCCCATCTACAAAAAGGATCAAATCGACGCTTTGAATAAGCCTTTAATTTTAACTTGTAATCATCATATACTTTAAAACGTCTTAAAGGATTCTCTATTGTATATAACGTGTAATATTTTTTTGCATAGTTTGTTGCAAACCAATCAACTATTCTTAATGATATCTTCGATTCTCCTGTAATTATTTTTAACATTTTATGCAAATTATTATTTGCCTCTAATACTCCATTATTATCCGATAAATAAAAAGCTCTTAAATTCTTTAGCAATAAATCATTTTGCGTTGAATATACTAAATTACTCATATTTATTTAAACATTCACGTTATTTATTTAAGTAGTTTTAAACGCAATTATTTTATTTCATTTCATTCATTTTAATTTATTATTTCAAAATTATTATTATTTTTTAGAAGAATATATTATAAATGGATTCTAATTCCTTTGCCAACAAATATTTCGGACCTTTACCTAAAGAATGGTGTACTTATTTCTATGTTTTATCTGTTTTCTTTTTTATCGTTTTTTTAGCTATTTTAGTAGCTGTAGTAATTACAATCATAACTAGTTTTAGTAAAATTAATTTACACATAGCAACTAACTTGGCTGTCATTTTATTAAATAGTTTTATTGCCTATTTCATTAATCGTCTTTTCTATTCTATGTGCATCAATAGTTTACAATAAATATTTTGTTAGTTTGTTAAAGAATTAGAAGCTTTATTTATTCCTTGAGTTGTATTAATTGGTTTTAAAAATATATCTCGCGTTACTACGTCATTTACATAACTATTTGAAGAAAATGGGCTTATACCTCGTTGTGCTATTAAATCTCTATCTGACATTTTGTTGTCTAAATCTTCACGTCTATTTGATGACATATTTTGATTTCTTGAAAACATTGTGTTAGTTATGTTTATTAAATCATCATCATAACTAACAATACCTTCATTATCATTTAGCGACATATCTATAGCTTGTTTTGAACTATCATATTCAAAATTACTATTTGGTTCTTTTTTATGGTTTTGTGGTCTTGCACTTTTGTAATATGCTTCTCCTAAACTCCATTTCCAAAAATCCATAATATATTTATATTATAAACTATTTTTCTATTTTTATCTTGTTGTATCTATTCCTTCTCTTGTTATTACTAAATTCTTTGTAAAAAAAAATGCATCTTTATTTTTTCTTCTTCTTTTTAAATTACATTCTAAACAAGCAACTAACAAATTTCCCTGATTATGTCCTATATCATTATTTATTCTATCTAAAGACCATTGACTCATTTCTCTTACTATTTCATATAATATATATACTTCTTTAGAACAATAATGACATTTTAAATCACATTCTTTTAACAATTCTAATACAGATTCTAAACTAACAAATTGAACTTCATTTAATCTATTTTTATTTATATCTTGTTGCTTGTAACTTTGTATTTTTGTTTTTATATGTGACAACATTTTTGTTGCATATTTTTTTTCTATTTTTTCCATCAACTTTTTTTCTATAATATTATTAATCGTATTCAATTGCTTATTATGTTCTAAATCAATTTCATTTAAACCCCACGTTTTTGTTTCAACTCGCATTTTTTTTTCAATAATATTTTCTTCTAAATTATTTTCATTTTCATCAATTAAACCGTTATTTATAGCAAATGTCTTATGCACTTTTGTATCTAATGTAATTATAATTTGCTTTTTATCTTCTTCCATTTTAATTATTAATTGATATTATTTTTTAATAGATTTGAACATATTATATTAAACTGTATTAAAATCAATTTAATATATATATTTATAAATGAATTCTGAAGAATTTCCTAAAAAAGAAAATAATGAATTAAAATCTTTAAAATATAAAACCACCATACTTGGAGGATTATCTTGGCCTGAATCACATAATAAAACTAATAATATTCAAAATTTAGAGAAATTTTTAGAATCAGAAAAAAATTTCAATTCTGCCGAACCTTGGAATAAACTCGACAAAACCGCCAAAATTAAAAAATTAACCGCATTTTCTTTAAAATACAAAGAAGAAAATAATTTAGACGAAAATGAATACAATAAATTACTTTCATTTTTAAAAGATTGTCTTGATAGAAAAAAATTGCTAAGAGTAAAAGACGTCAAATATGACCAAACAGATGGTGAAGTTAAAGATGTACCTGCATTAGTATTTAATAAATCAAATTTACACTTTACTTTAAAAAATATAGATAAACGCGTTTCAACTGTAAGAGGGTTGGCACCTAAAAAGAAGCAAGGTACTATAAAAAATATTCAAAATAATGATGATGACGATGATGAAAATGAAAATGATGAATAAATTAAAAATTGATATATTTATGATATAAAAACAACTTTATATATTATAAATAAATGTATATACACGATTTATTAAATCTAGAAGACGAATTAGATTCAATAAAAGCAATAGAAGAACCAGTATTCTTTAATGAAGAAGAATGTGTTGAATTATATGACACCTGTTTTCATATAATAGAAGAATTTATGAAAGATAATATTAGATATATATCTGAACCTGATTTTCACGACGATTTTGATGAAAATATTGAAGAACTAATGCATTCACATTTTGATTTTGATTTATTTTATACTGAAGAAGCACAAGAAGAAATGGAAGAAATTATTGAACGAGCTAAAAATGACTACTTTAAATTACATATGCATCCACGTTCTTATGAAAAATCTATTATAATAGAGGAACCGGATTATGATTATATTAAAGAACAAATAAATTATTTAAAAGGGAAACCACAGCCAGAACAACGCACTAAAGAATGGTATCAATTTCGTTATAACCTAATTACAGCATCCAATGCGTGGAAAGCATTTGAAAGTACAGCCACGCAAAATCAATTAATTTATGAAAAATGTCAACCATTAGATTTAAATAGTTTTATAGAAGAAGAACAAGAAGAAGATGAAAGTATAAAAAAAATAATAGAAGTTAAAATGGTTAATGTTAATACAACATTACATTGGGGTCAAAAATACGAACCATTATCTGTTCAAATATATGAGCACGTTTATGATACAAAAATAGGAGATTTTGGCTGTATTCAACACGATGATTATCCATTTTTAGGAGCTTCTCCAGATGGAATTAATATTGAACCAAGTTCAAAGCGTTATGGTCGTATGTTAGAAATTAAAAATATTGTAAATAGAGAAATAGATGGAATACCAAAAAAAGAATACTGGATACAAATGCAATTACAAATGGAAGTATGTGATTTGGATGAATGTGACTTTTTAGAAACAAAATTTATAGAATACTCCGGATTAAACGAATTCAACGAAGATACTTTAGAATGTGTATCTTATACAGATGATGATGAGCCTGAAGAATTTATTGATTATTATGTTTCTAAAGAAAAAAAAATGAAGGGTATTATTTTACATTTTCACACAAAAGAAGGTAAACCACTTTATATTTATAAACCACTTGATTTAGTACATCCTGAAGATGTAGAACAATGGATTGAAGAAAATATTGACTTATACGAGTCGTCGAATTATGGTCATATATTTTTAAAAACTATTTATTGGAAGTTAGAGCATATATCGTGTGTGTTAGTTTGTAGAAATAGAGAATGGTTTAAAAATGTAGTAGAAGATTTAGAAAGTGTATGGTCTATAATAGAGAAGGAAAGAATAAGTGGTTACGAACATAGGGCACCAAATAAAAAGGTTAAAAAGGATTTAAATAGTTTAGAAATAAATTTGGATGAAAAAACGGTAAATAATTGTTTATTAAAATTCTTTAAACCGCAGGACAGTAGTAAACCGAAGGATAGTGATATAACTGTGATTAAAAGCATTTAACCAAAAATATTTTCATACATTTCTTTAAAATGGTCCGAACTATCAATAGTTTGGGCTTTATTTGATTCTATTGCTGTTATATCTCGATTAATATTTGTTAGTTTACGTTGTAACTCTATATCGTCCTTATTTTTTGTTAGTTCTTGCATCCTTTTATCTCTAATTTTATAAAGATATCCTAATAACTTTTGAAGTTTTTTATCTGTTATTTGACATATAATATGCTTCTGAAATCCTTCATCTTCTTTTTTAATTATTTTTATAATTTTTTCTTCTTCCATAGATGACAAATCTACTATCATTGGCAAATTATTTTCTTCTCTAAAACAATTCGAATAATATCCACGTAAACTTTTATCTTCTTTGAATCCAAATTTTGAATATAAACATAACGCACTTATATTTTCATATGATGCACTCATTTCCAATAATCCAATTTTTTCTAAAGGTATTTCTTTAACAATAGGGTATAATTTAATACGATTAAAATCGGCCGGTAAATTTGGGTGATTTATAATAGTATATAAATAGCAACCAACTAACAAATGTCCTTGTTCTAATGCACATACTAATTTTAAACAATATACATTTGGATATTTAGCACATTCAGCTCGTTGTACTACTAAAAATCCCTTAAACATTTCATTAATATTGTTAGTTTTTACATTTAATAAAAAACAACTATCATAATTTAAGTATTCAGCTGGTTTAATCCCTCTTTCAACTGTTTCTTCAGTATATGCTTTTCCCATATTTTTACAAACTAATTTAGGTAAAATCTGTTGTAATAAAATTTTGTTTTGATATTCATTGTTTCCATTCATTTCTCCAATTTTTTTTAGAATTTGTTCTAAATTCATTATTGTTAGTTTACCATTGTTTATTTTTTGATTAAAACTTTCAATTATTCTGGAAGTAAAAAATGTGCCATATGGTATGGTTGGTTCTTGTGCTACAGGTGGCACCTCGGTAACACTTTTTGGGAAAGGGATTAGTTTTTTTGACACTGGTTCTAACCGACCCAAATTATTTACATCTTCTTCTCTAAAACGTTTATTTATATTCATTTAATATTACTAATTTATAATAATATTAAATTTGTTAGTTTAATACAATATATTTTCATTTGTTGGAATTGACCAAAATAATATATTTGGATTTGTTCTATAATAACCAACTCTTGCTCCATCTCCTTCTTCTGCTTCAGGTAATGGAACTACTTCATTTGTTGGGACTTTTTTATCGTGATATAACGCACCACACATTTCTGGACGTGTACAAGTACCAATATCTGGATTCTTAAAATATTTTAAATTGTTAGTTATTTGCTTAAAAGATGGTAAACTAAATGTAGGATAT